CCGAAATAAGCAAAATAATTCCTGTTTTCATAGAGACCTCCTTGCCATGTTCGGACATCCCTGTCCTGCATATATCTATCCTTGGCTAGAGGGGTAAATTAATTTTCTTTTCCAGAACGCCTCTTCCATGGCGCTGTTGCGCGTTCTCCCGCCGCCGAGTATAGATATATAACAGTATGAAGAACGAACATGTCGGCAGCAAACTTGACTTCCTAAAAGAGTGCGATGATACTGGTATCATGGCATTTCGGCGGTACTTTGAAATGGCAAGTTTCAGCTTTCCTCATGATTTGATGATAGGAAATAATCTGGTATCATCTGTGGACATGCAATTTGAGAAAAGTCCCTCTACTGTGAACAACGATGGCAAGGTGATGAATCAAGGTTCAAAGTTCATAGCGAAGTTGCCAGGCCATGATGATTACATTGCTTATGATGGTGCTGGCGTGTGTGAATTTGTGGCGCCCGATGATGCATCAAATTATATACATCGTGGCTTCTTATTGTTGGGTAATAACTGGTGGAGGAAGGCTGTTTTCCTTCACTGATTTTAGATCCAGAAACTGAACGGACACCATATTCTGTTTGTTGCCCTGCCGAGGTAAAGCCCGTAGTTGACCCAGTTGTTGCAGTTGGTGAAGCAGTTGTATCTGAGGCCGGACTCGTAATAATCTCCCGTCTGGCAGTGGGTCGCCTTTTTCTCTATTGGTTTTCCGCGAAAGGAATATTTTACATGTTCCTTGATTACTGCAAGTTGTCTTTCGTCTATCTCCATGGGTTTTGACCCGCTGGGAATCTCCTCCATGAATTCCACCTTCAGCACAGTCTTGTTGAGTCCGAAAAAGGCTGTCAGGACGTCTTCTATCCGGAGATCGTTCCAGGTCTTTGTTTCTAGGAAAATCTTTCTGTCTCCCCATCCTATCTTCACATACTTGCCTTTGGTTGGAAACATGTCCTTCCAAAGTTTGGAGTCAAACAGGTAGTCCGAGTGGATCATGTTTCTGACGATGTGGAATTTGATTCCCTTCCCCGGCTTTTTCTGGCCGACCTTGATGAACGGGGATGTCAGGCAAATCAAGAGATACAAGGCCAGTATGGGTGAAAAATACAACAGGAACATAATCGGCAACATGTTTTCCTTTGATGGGAGCTCGTTTAAGCATATGTATGAAGATGTGTACAAGAAGGGATACAGCACGCTTCCCAATCTGAAAAAGTTGACCGAGGGCGAGGTCTTCGAGAGGGGCTGTTCCGACATGGATTCCATCATGTGCGAGAAGGACGAGGCATTAAGAAATCAGTACTGCTTCATGGAGGCGAACCACGATCCTTCAATCTATGAAACATGTGCGGATTGGATATCAAAGAACTACCCGCGTCCATTTGTTGGGCGGGACTATTTTGAAATCGCGAGGGAGGCTCCCGAGGACTTCCTGATACACAGAATGGATGGCGACAAGGACTGGCTGAGCAGCGCCCATGTTTGCTTCGCAAGCCACTGGCGTCCCGAAGACAAGATCGGACGATCGTTTGACGAGATTCACCAGCCGGTTCCGATGAACCTAAATAACAGCAAGAAACTTGTTCATGCAATGATCCACGGGGGGATTTTTGAGAGGTTCGTATGGAGCGTGGTTCATGACGAACGCCACAACTTTCATCCGAGGCTGCCGTACAGCAAGTTTGATCCGAACAACCCGAAGGTCCTTATAAAGGTGGAGCGTCAGGTGACCGTTGGCTTTTCAAAACACAATTTCTGCCTTTTCATATTGAGACAGTATCTCGTGAAGAATGTGGACAAACTCCGCCTTGCAGAGGTGATAGAGGCCATGTCGGACGAGCAGAGGAACTACAAGGGTCTTTCCGAATGCGACGAACTTCTGCGATATTTGCGGGCATAATCTATATATTCGCATGGAATTCAAGGCGTGGCTTGAGGGGATAGAGGAGTACGAGCCTTACAAGGCAAGAATAGATGCTCAGCCGAGGAGCTTTGCATTCAGACATCTGTTCGCGGACGCAGACCAGAACGGGAGGATATTTCTGCCCTTCGCATCTGACGACATGTCGGACGAGGACAAGAAGGTCGTTCATTGGCTGGGCGTAACCCTGGCCGACCACGGCTACGAACTGGTTGACATCAAGGCCGGATATGCCCGGCAGAAGGGCAAGAACAACCTTGTTAGGGTCGGAAAGCTTCTGGATACCCTTCGGTACAAGGACATCAAGGAACTGGAGAGGCAGAGGGTTGCCGGCGAGGTGTCTCAAATCAAATACGATTCGGAAAAGAAGCTGACAGAAAAGCACTACGAGGAAACCAAGTCCGAATTTGAGAATATGACGTTCAGAGCCGGTTCCGAACTATCAATCGTCGTCAGCATGAATCCGCACGACCTCGCAAGCATGAGTACGGGCAGGGGTTGGAGCTCGTGCATGAATCTTCAGGACGGGGCGCACAAGAAGGATGTCTACTGCGAGGTGAGGAACGGAGGCTTCGTTTCTTACCTGATACGCAAGGAAGACCAAGATGTAAAGAGGCCTCTAGCTAGAATCCACATCAGAAGATTTGACAACAAGTCCGGGCGATCGGTGGCCGTCCCAGAGGAAAGCGTCTATGGCACGGACAAAGAGGGCTTCCTACAGACCGTCAGGTCCTGGCTTGAAAAGGTTCAGGGCAATTTAAAGCCAGGACCCTACAAGAGGGTCGGCGGAGCCTATTCGGACACCTTCGGATCGGATCGCGGCCATTTTGTGAGGCCTGAATCCGAGGACAATGAGACGATAATGAGATGGATAAACAAGTGGATGGGCATGAAGAGAGACAAGCAGTCCCGCTATTCGCGATACGTGATTCAGGCTCTTGCGTCATTGGTTTCTTCAAGGGGCGATTATCCCAAGGACTTCGTTCTCAAGGTCAGGGATTTCCTTTTTGGCAAACAAACGGGCGAAGAACCCGAGTATGAGTATGGATCGCGTCGTGGTTTTGAAGGATCCACCATACTCGTGAAAAAGGGATGGAACCAGAACACCCAACAGTTCGTTCCGAAGTTCGCGCTCAGGTTCCCAGAAGTCATAACAAAGCCTCATTTCGTACACGCGTTCACCTACGCCATAAACAATGCAAACCAGGCCGAGATGGCAGAAAAACTTGCGGAGGAATTCCCCCAGTTCGCCGAAAAGGATATGCTCAGGGCCGCGAAGGACTCTAGGATGGCCTCGCGCATAGCCGAAAAGGTTCCATCCCTTTCATCACATCACCTTGCCATGCTGGAAGACGATGTTGAGCAGAATCTGAAACTGGACAACCCTGATTTTTCCGTGAGGGAAGGCGATCCTGACGCGCTCTCGGGAAGGGGTGGCGCTAGGAGTGTGTGGGAGATCCAACACAATATCACAACAACCATGGACAAGATATCCAGCTTCAAGCCGATCCCCGACAGGCTCGCGAGAAGGCTCGTGGACTTTGCGAACGGAGCCGACCGACTAAAACTTTCGCCCAACGGCGAGTACCGATGGGACAATCAAATGTACGACGATGTCGCTAAAAAACACGCTTCACAGGCGATCCAATCCAAGAATACCGTGGTAAGGCATGCCATTCATGTCTTCGGCATCACAAACACAGACACGCCTACCGTACAGAGATTTTACGAGGGCTTGCTTCCGAAATGGGAAGAGGCAGGAGGCATAGGAACTCTAGGATGGGGGATTTCAAGTCTATTTGAAAATGGACGGCCATTCCTGCCGTTTCTGAAGAAGAAGCGCGAGGAGGTAAAGAACATGGATGTTGCTGAAGTCGTCAAGGACTTTAAGAATCCCATGAATCCCAAGCATTACGAGGAAATGAAGGACAAGACGCTTGAGATGTTTGACTACGTAACAGACTCATTGGAGAAGGGCGCACCCTCCAAGAAATATGGCAAGACCTACGGCGTACTGCTGGACGCCTTCGTTTACGATCAGAAGGTCAGGGACATGTCCCACGAGTTCGTCAAGCGTGTTTTCGGCGGCAAGAAGTAATTACTTCTTGCGCGGCAGACATTCGCATTTGCACATTTTGGCATCCTCCATTTGAAATGCTTATATACTCCATGATCACATTCGGCGAATTTCTTCATGAGATATCCATCAATCCGGAGTTTGATGTTCCGGCCAAAGCCCCGGTCTCACAGAGAGGACATTTCAAGATTCTTCCCAAGCAAGACGAATTCCAAATCATACCTATAAGGCTAGGCTACGACACCTACAACGTTTTCAATCGGTACGTGGGGCCGAGATATCATCTTGCCGAAAAACTGCTGTACCGGCGCGGCGACAGCGTCGACTGGGTTACGGTGAAGGCATCCAACGAGGAGATTGCAAACCTCGGAGAACTTGCTCGCCATATAATTGCCAACGCCCCAGAAACGATGCCGGGAAGGCCCGGATATATGAACAAGGATGGCGAGATAAGGACGGCAAAAGCCACCCTAGAAAGGATAGAGAACTCAATGCTCTCAGTGAGCAAAGCAGGTGAATGATGTTCAAAGTGCTTGTTTTTCTTGTGGCCCTTGAGCCGGTCATACTGACCTCGTGGCTGGGTCTTGTATACATCTCAAGCGGCAAGATATCCGAAGGACTTCCCTTTTTTGCCATATCGCTCATGTGCTTCAGCTATTTGGCAAAAGGAGTGGCGGAAACCGCATCCTTCATTCGGAGCCGCCTAAAATAGAGTTGAATATGGATTCCAGAACGGGAACGGCTATGCTGTTGCCGGCAACATGGTAGAGGAATGTTTCTTTCATCTTTCTATCCTTCATGTGTTGCTTGGCATTATTGCAATCCTCCTCGGAGAATCCCATCAGAAGCATGGACTCCCTAGGGGACATTAGCCTTATGGAATTGATATCAAAACCAAGGCTCTTCTTTTTGAGATTTTCCATGCTCAATCCCTTGGTCTTTTCACGCAATGGGAAATTGTCGTCTAGTTCCGATGAGTAAAGTACGGCCCCGAAGTTGCCAGGATGGCTTCCCTGCGTAGTGAGGGCGTGCGTGACTCCCTTTTTCCCGTAAATCCTGTTGGTGCTGTTCGTGGACTGGGTGTTGTTTATTGTCTTCCAGATTCTTTCCGCCATCTTAGGACATCTGAAATGGAGACTGTCGCCGTATTCGGCACGGACTTCGGCGTCGCCCTTCATGAACTCCCCCAACCTCGCCCCCTTTGATCCCTCGGAGAAAACGAACTCCTCTTTCAAAGAGGATACCACGAAGACCCTCTCCCTTTTCTGGGGGAGCCCAAAGTCCCCGGAACTGACGACCTTCCACGAGTTTTTGTACCCGATGCTCTCTAATGTCTTAAGCCAGAGCTGAAAATTCGCCGTGTGTTTCGGAGATGCGAGCTGTTTCACATTTTCAAGGACGAGAATATCAGGCAGTCTGTCGCTCGCCCTGAGCAATCTCTCCACCTCCCACAGAAGGCTTGAACGCGTTCCGGAATTCCTTTCCAGACCCTTTCTGTTGCCCAGTATGGAGAGATCCTGGCAAGGAAAAGAGTAGGTGAGAATATCGCATTCCGGCAAAGACTGAACTTTAGTTATATCGCCCAAGTTTGGCGTGGGTCCGTGGATTGACTCGTAAACCGCGTGTATGCGCTTGTCAATTTCACACGCTATCGCCTGATGATCCACGCCCAGATTCTTCAGGGCTTTTGACTGGGCTCCTATACCGGAGAAAAGTTCCAAGAGACGCATATTTTGTTTTTTGATGAGATTGCAATCATATAGATTTCATTGTAGAATGCAATATCATTCGTCGGAGTGAACCCATGGTGGACAGACACAAAATACTTCCCTTGCGTTGGATGTTTATTTTTTCGCTAATTCTGGTACTTTGTCTCATTGTGTTTTCAAAATAATTTTTTCCCACTAGGATATGTTTGCGGGAGGTGGTTTTGAAAGTCATTTTTCTTGATGTGGATGGTGTTTTGAACAGCCATGTTCTGATCTACCATTATGGATTTGATTACATAGACGAAGGCCTTCTAGAACTTCTTGCTACCGTAGTGAACAAGACGGGATCCGAGGTCGTTTTGAGTTCCATAAGGAGGCTTCAAGAGCGAAACAGGAACCTTGTAAAAGCCTCCTTATCAAGGTTTGGAATAAAACTCTTAGACTGGACCAAGAAGATCGCGGCAAGCCACAGATGCGACGAGATAAGCGAGTGGCTTGATAGGCATCCGAAAGTGAAGAAGTACGCGATCTTGGATTGCGATCCCGACGCCGGATGCGGTGCGGGCAAGAAATTTTTCATGACCGACCCGGACGTGGGAATGACGAACGAAATTGCTAACAAACTTATAAGTCACCTCGGAAGGAATAATGGCAAACTGCGCAGTCGTGATAATTAATGAGACGGGCGAAAGAGGGTGCATCACAAGAAGGTTGAATGCAAATTTGTATGAAATATGGCTGGATAGCGGCGATGTTGTCGCGTTCTCGCCCAACGAGTTTAAAGAAATAGAAGGAAACTGAAAATGAAAACTATTGTGTTTATTTTGATTCTGATGTGCGGGGTGGCTCATGCCCAAGAGAAGACGGGAATAGCAATAGACCCATCCGCCAATAATGTGGCGGCTCTCTTCACGATGACGAACGAGGATGGGAGATTGAGGAACCTAGACCTCATGGAGAGCATATTCAAGGACGGTTCGCTTGGATTTTCCGTTGGCAGGCACCACAACGTGTCGTCGTCGTTCATCTATTCAAAGATGACGGAACTAGCCTCAAATCTTGATGAGAACGCCACGCTACTTCTTTACTTCAACAGCCACGGAGGAGGAAGCGGAGACAGATTTGGCATGACTGCCGAGGGAGGAAGCTTCAAGTTTGGCAAGGGGCTGGCGGCTCTCAAGAAGTCTGGAAAGACCATAGGCCGGCTCATACTCCTTGTAGACACATGCCATGCCGAAGGGAGCATCCAGGACAGTCTGAAACAGGACGGGGATTTGCTGCGGGGGATCAAGACGGCGAAGCCGACTTCATTCCTTCCCGAACTTCCCTCCTCCTACTCCCGCAAGGAACTTCCTTTCACAGCCTTCTTCATGAATGTCGTGCCGGGAAACGGACGGATTTTTGATTCCGAGATAGATTACGGAGAGGATTCGGGGGCTTATGATCAGATATTGATCATAAGTTCCTCTAGTGTCGAAGACCTGTCTGTCCGGGGGGCGTTTGCGGCAAGGCTCGCATCCACCTTCAAGGCCGTCCGGGGCGACAAGGAGATGACCGTCGGGGAGTTCCTCAAGAAGTTCGCGGAGAGCCATGGGAAGAGCGGGCAGCAGCCCTACTACAAAATCCTTCCCGATAACTCTATGTTCAACGAGCTTTTATTCGGCCCGGCATACGCCCAGACGATTCCGATCACGGAGTGGGGCGGTACGGGGGGGGAGTTCGGTGCCAATTACATACCTCTCCCACTCCGATGAAATACAAAATCAAGGAAATAAGGCCGAACATATTCGCGGTGGTCGTCAAGGACGATTATGAACGGGCAATGCTCTTCTGCAGGGTTCAAGAGTTCTACGAGAGCCCCAGAAGCTCTTTCCGCGACAAGAAGTTCTCCATATGGGACTACTTCAGGTGGTACAGCAAGCAGAACTTCGGATCGTTTTCCTATCCCAACGACTTCGTAGGTTTCAATTTTCCCTTGGTGGTGGCGAAGAAATGCTACGAGATGAATGAACTTGAGACGCCCTACGACATAGAAATGAAGAAGATAGTTGACGATCTGTATGATGACGGAAAAAGGAATTACCTCATGGGCGTGGATTCCCTCAAGAACACCACATTCCGGCACGAACTTGCCCACGCTCTTTATTATTCGGATCTTGAATACAAGTCGGAAATGGACTACATCACAAGAGGGCTATCCGACTTCAGCATGTCAAGGTTCAAGAGAAACCTTGAGGCCATCGGCTATTGCCCCGGAGTCATGAAGGACGAGATACAGGCCTACATGTCCACCGAAATCAACAAAAAGATTACGAGGGGGATCAAGAATAAAAAACCACTTCATCAGAAGTACAAGTCCGTCTTCAAGAAATACTTCTAAATTTCAAGGGCGTAACCATTTGCCACCATATCCATGATTTTGGCATAGGCATCAAGAGGCTTCATTTTCTTTAGACTTTCGTGGTTGATCGCATCTACGACGAATTTCTTTCTCTTGCCGTCGACTATGGCTATGATGGTTCCATCCTTGGCGAAAGCCGCGAATGATATGTTCAAGGAAGAACGATCGTGGCTCTCTTTCATCTCCGACTTCTCCATCCGGCTTTTTATTCCATTGATTATTTCTTTGGCGGCCTTGTGTAGGTTGGTTTTTCTCGAGCGTACGTCATCTCCCTTGGCTCCGAATAGGGCGAGGTAGTTGGGCGTGTCTTTGGTCTGGAAGCCGAAGTGACTCAGCACGATGGCGGCGCTGGGTTCGGCGTCTATCTCTTTTTCCGTTCGGCTTGAGGTTTTGTCTTTATCCTTCCAGTGAAGAATTTCGTGAGCCAATTCGTGGACGAGCGTGCTGAAGCGGTTTATTCCCTTGAAGTCTATGTTTATCACGATGCGTCCGCCGGCGGAGTAGCCTCCCGTCTCGGGATCCAACTTCTCGTAAGTAACTTCTATGCCTTGGTCTTGGGCCCAGTCTTCGGCGGCCTTTATATATTTGTTTATTTCCTCAGCGTCCTCGTTCGAGTCCACACTCCACTGTTTCCTGGTCATGGGCTCGAAGGAGCTGGGGTGTCCGGGGATCGGCACGGTGGCACTCACGTCGTACACTTTTGTGGTCTTGAAGAAGACCCTCTTGTCTGTCTGGAGCTCGCCCGTCTTCGCATTTAGCGATTCTTTTTCTTTAGTGATCGGCATGAGGATAGAGATGGAAGATTTCCAGTCTCTAACGGACCGGCCGAACTTCTGTTCCCACTGCTTCGCTCCGGCCACGTGGTTGGCCCTTCCCTTGGTCTGTATCCAAATCAAGAACTGGTTGTGCATGCTGTAGTTGTAGAACTTGCCCGAGAATTGGAAAAAATTCCTGATGAAGGCCTGTTTCGCCGCCTCATCGGTGCTGTTGGCTATCCTCTCTATCATGCTATCAATGCTATTGATGAGTTCTTGTGTCTTCGGGTCGTCCGCGAAGACCTTGCCAAGCTCCCCGTGCATTCTTTCCAGGGTTTCGTCTGCCGGCGTTTCTGGCTGTACCTGAAGGGGCGTCCTAGGTGTTTCTACGGGAGAATCGTATCCGCTCATGTCTATGCCGAGCGACTTGAGCCTTTCCCTCATCTGGTCGTCAACTCGAAGCGACGAGGTAGACCATGTGGCCGCCGGTCTGAAGAAACCGAAGCCGAGCCTCTTGAGTTCGGACGAAATGGGAGCCGTATTCCCATAGAGAACAAGAAAGCTCTTGTTGGGGTCTTTTGGATTAGGGTCTTTTCTGCTTCTTATCGCCGTGTTCTGCTGTTCCTCGGCAAAAAGCCACGTGGAAAATCTCATTTTAAGATTCCTTTCGGTGTCAAATTGTAATTTTATCTATATATACCACCGGCAGGGAAGTAATTGTCGCAAACAAGGAATGTTTTGAACCACGCCGTTCCGCCACTTGAGCCGGCATGGATTTTAAAAACACATGAGACTTGGCCAAAACATCAGAAAATTATTCGAGGAACTGGTATTCACGCTAGATAAGCATAGCGAAGGAAGCTCTACCACCGCAGAATGCAGGGTCCCAAACTGGACTGTTGGGTTTGCATGCAAAGAGGGTTGCGTGGGCGTGGGCGCGCCCATGGGTTATCTTGCAGGAATGCCCTTGGAATCTTCTTCGGAAGTGCCGACGGTGAACGCCCAAACGATATTCACCTTTGGAGCCGACGGGGTTTGCAGGCAAATACCCAATCCACCCGATCCCTCAAGCACGTCGGGTTCAAGCACGTCGGAATCCTCGAGCACATCGGAATCCTCGAGTTCCACGGGTTCAAGTTCCACGGGTTCAAGTTCCACGGGTTCAAGCTCCACGGGTTCAAGCTCCACGGGTTCAAGTTCGTCGGGTTCAAGTTCGTCGGGTTCAAGCTCGTCGGGTTCAAGTTCGTCGGGCTCAAGTTCGTCGTCCGAAGAGCCCAAAGAGCCCAAAGAACCCTCTAGCACCTCCAGTTCAAGCGGTTCAAGTTCGTCATCCTCGAGTTGCAAGATTGTAAACTGGTGTGAGGAAAGTGGCTGCGTAGATGGCTGCTACGAAGAATATGTTATGCGAGCCGAATTGGAAGGAGATCTATTTGCAATCTCCTACGCCGAAGGAAGATGCTCGTCGACTTCCTTTGATGGCGTTACAATGCAAGCGGTCAGTTGTACGAAATATTCATGTATAAATGGAACTTGCAAAAAGAGAGTAGACGGTCAATATGATAGCGAACGGGATTGCTGCTGTCAGTGCGGAGAAAATACGTATACCGGCGGTCTAGTGCCGTGCAAAAATGTATACGGATACCCATGCACGACGCCAACACAAACACCGGCACCAACGCCAACACTAACGCCAACAGCAAGCGCAAGCGAATTTAAATACAAATGCAACACCTTTACATATAAATGCGAACAAGACCCCCAGGGATCATATAGCTCCGAAGAGGAATGCCTCAAGTTGGGTTGCGCAAACTACGATTGCGTGAATTTAGAATGCAAAGAGGTGAATGGTTCGGCCGAATTCAAGACCTATGACGCGTGCTACAAGGCTTGTAAAGCCCCGACCCCAACCCCCACACTCACGCCGACATCAACGCCAAATCAAACACCAACACTCACGCCAACTCAAACACCCACGCCAACGCTCACATTGACACCTGGCTCGTCCAGCTGTTCCCAGCCCGATCCGGCGGGTATTTGTCCTTGTGAAGAACAACTGTGTTATGGTTCTCCGACAGGCGAGTGTGTGGACCAGTGTGGTATGGACAAGGCCCCGAAGTTTAATTCCCAAACAAATGAGTGCGAATGCAAAGATTGCTACGGCGGAACTGATGTATCCCCCGTCAATGGCATGGTGAACTGTAGCAGTGAGTGTTACGAGCCATGCGCCGTTGGCGGGCCGGGAAGACTGAATGCCGAGGGGTACTCTGGCGGCGATGACACGCCTTGCCAATGTTGCCCTCCGGGAACAACAATATGGAATAAACAAGGACAGAATTCAGAACGTTGCGCACCCATTTGCTCCGATCCCACTCCAGCGAGGGATCCTAATACCGGAGATTGTGTCGCGTGCGTTGACCCCGAAACATATTGCGGCCAAAAATGCCATCCAGCATGTCCGGACGGACAAGAACGAAATTCAGACTCCGGCCCTTCTCCTTGCGAATGCGCATGTGTTGGCCCGTGTGAAGAAAAAAATGAAGATGGAGTATGTGTTCCCAAGACGTGTCCGGCCGGATCAACTTGCGTAGCCGGTGACTGCAAGTGCACAGATCCTTGCGAGTTTATGTTGGGGAATCAAGACGGAGACGAGTGCGTGCCATTTTGCTCTGTCGGACAGACGGGCGAGGTTTTAAATGGCGAATGCGAGTGCAAATGCACAAACCCTTGCCAGAAGTTAGTCCCCGATCCTGATGAAATTGGTAGAACCAAGTGCGTTCCAAATCTGAAGGAATGCCCTGTCGGACAGACGGGCGGAGTTTTCCAAGGCGAATGCTTGTGCTTGTGCAACGCGACCAGACAGCCGGTACCGGCTGATTTCATGGCGGACGTATTCTCGCTCGCCGGTTGCCCCGCACAGGGAGAGGCAGGCCCGGTTGGACCGGGTGGCGGCGGTGGCGGGCCAAATGGTGGTGGTGCCGTGCCAGGTGGTGGTGGCGTGCCAGGTGGTGGTCCAGGTGGTGCAGGACCAGGACCAGGACCAGGTGGATGTCCCGCGAACACCGTGTTGGGCAATGATGGATCATGCTATTGCGAAGAGGGCTACAAAGCAAACGGCGACAACACGGGATGTGAGGCATCTGGTGACGACGGCGGTGGCGGGCCAAATGGTGGTGGTGGCTCAAGCATCAGCAGCGGCAGCAGCAGTTCATCCAGCGGCGGTTCATTCAGTAGCAGTTCATCCAGTAGCGGCTCATTCAGTAGCAGTTCATCCAGTAGCGGTTCATCCAGCGGTGGTGGTTCATCCAGTAGCAGTTCATCCAGTAGCAGTTCATCCAGCGGCGGTGGTTCATCCAGTAGCAGTTCATCCAGTAGCAGTTCATCCAGTAGCAGTTCATCCAGTAGCAGTTCATCCAGTAGCAGTTCATCCAGTAGCAGTTCATCCAGTAGCAGTTCATCCAGTAGCAGTTCATCCAGCGGCGGTTCATCCAGCGGCAGTTCGTCCGGCAGCAGTTCATCCAGCAGCAGTTCGTCCGGCATAATAGCAGGATGCAATTCTGGTAACTACAACAGCGTTGCGGACTGGGACGGTCAAGATGGTAACGTCACAAGTGTTGGAACCAATGGCGGGCCTTCTGCTTATGGGACATATGACCAAACCGGCAACGTATCTCAATGGTATGATCTGTACCAGCCACTCAATATGGGTCATGTTGGCTACCGGGGCGGCAGCTGGAGCAACAGTTCCGACAGCTTGTCGTCCTCGTATCACAACAACTTGGCCCCGCCGTACGGGTACGCCGTCACCATAGGTTTTCGTATCGCATCCTCTCTTAATCTTTTAGGTCTTCCTAATTTTGTAGATGTGGGAGATGCCGAGAACGCCGCTGATACGAGCCGTGGCGGCAGTTCGTCCAGCAGTAGTAGTTACCCCAGTTATGGTGCCGTTGCTTATGATTATAAAATTGGAGCGCTTCTTGTTACCAACACCGAGTATGCTGAATTTTTGAATGCTGTGGCCAAAACCGACTCTCATGAATTATATCATGCGAATATGGGTGCTTCCAGAGGGGGAATTACTAGATCTGGAAGTTCTGGAGGTTATACCTATGTTGTGAAAAACAACTATGAAAACAAACCAGTAAATTATGTTTCTTGGTTTGACTGCGCCCGATATTGTAATTGGCTTCATAACGAGAAGGGTAATGGCAGTACAGAAACTGGGGCATATACGCTAGTTGAACTAACTGGTCAAAATGCTGTAACTAAAAATTCCGGAGCTCTCTATTACATTCCCAATGAAAATGAATGGTATAAAGCGGCTTATTATAAGGGTGGAAGTACTAATGCTGGCTATTGGGTTTATGCTACCCAAAGCGATTTGATTCCAAAACCAGTTCAGGCGACAATAGATGGAGACGCCACCGACACGCCCCTATTTAATATGACTATGGTGACGGTTGGCAATCCTGGCAACGCCGCCGACGGCCTGTATGGTGCCGTGTCGTACTCGTACCAGATCGGGAAGTACGACGTGACGGGCTCGCAGTACACGGCGTTCTTAAATGCCGTAGCCGCGACCGACACCTACGGTCTCTACAACGCAAGCATGGGCACAGACACCGATGTTGCCCAAATCAGCCGCTCTGGCACCACTGGAAGTTACACGTACACCGTTCTAAACAGCACTGGCAACCGTCCGATTTCGTATGTGAGCTGGTTTGACTGTGCGAGGTTTTCCAACTGGATGAGCAACGGCCAGCCAAGCGGAGCCCAGACCAGCACGACGACTGAAAACGGCGCTTACAACTTGAACGGCGCCACTTCAGGCAATGCCGTGGCCGCCAACGCCACCAACCCGAATACGGGCTTGGCTCCGATATTCCGAATACCGCTTGAGAACGAGTGGTACAAGGCGGCGTACTACTCGCCCAATTACGGTGGCTCTGGTATCGGCGGCTACTATGCTTTCGCCACGCAGAGTAACTCTGCCCCCGGCACCACGATCGGCAGCAGTGCCAATCAGGCCAACTACAATGGTGCCATCGGCCACAGTACTGACGTGGACTCGTTTAGTGGCAGCGGAAGTTTCTACGGCACTTTTGACCAAACAGGCAACGTATCTCAGTGGAACGATCTGGATGGCACCGCCGGGTCGTCTCGTGGGCTCCGGGGCGGCAATTGGGGCAACTATTCCAGCGTTGTGTCGTCCTCGAGTCGCAACTTCATCGGTCTGTCGTTCGGGAGCAGCATCATCGGTTTTCGTCTCGCAAGCATCTCGTCCTGTCCTGTGCCAACCCCCACTCCGACTCCGACTCCGACTCCTACATCAACGCCTACACTCACGCCAACAAGGACAAGCACGCCTACACTCACGCCGACTCAAACACCGACAGAGCCAGTTGGCGCCTATTTCTTGCCACAACAATTTCCCAGTTCGGCTGAAAATCCAAGGGTGGCAGAGCTTGGATCGTCTGTTACCCTTGATTACACTATGATGTTGGTTAATTCATCTTATGAGTTTCCACAAATTACACATTGGAGAGTTTTTGACCCGGTTCAATCTCAATGGACTACCATAGTGGAATTCCAAGGTGATAACATCACATACATCCATCCAGACTATGAAAATTCTCAAATCGCTAATGGCACGGGGCCAGGAGCGATTGTTGGCTACTTAAGATTTACGGCAACCTCATCATTGAACAATGCTCGTTTTGTAGTGATTAGTAGTGACTCAAGAGAGGGATATGCGGTAGAGAGTGAATTCATATATTTGAGCGTAATAGCACCAACCCCGACGCCCACATTGACTCCGACAAGTACAAGCACACCCACGCCAACTCAAACTCCCACACCTACATTGACACCAACAAACAATGGCTCAATCTACAACACCACTATCACGATTCCAACTGGGACGAGCACGGTCAACGGAGACGGAATAACTCTTAATTCCACCGCGGGCAGCAGCATTTCTTACAACACGATAAGTTCAACCGGGTCTCAATCGTTCACGAGCATCAAAATATGGGTGTCAAACGTGCAGGTCGCCTCACTTTCCGTGACGAATGCTTACATCGGCCAAGGGTTCAAATTCACAAGAAGTACTGGAGCTGTATACCTGGGTTCCTTTGAGGCCGATGGAAGGGTGGATTTCTAAGGAGAGCGATGCCGAAGGTAATCACGAGAAAATTGGAGTTCATACAGTTTTTGACTGACTCTCGGCCAATAGACTCTCTGCTGGGCCGGCCCTACATGATTGCGGCTTGGAAGGTCAGCGCGGACGGACTTTCTTTGGATCTTTGGGAAAGCGATTCAATATTCAATTCATTTGACTCTTTGGAAAAGTTTGAATTCTACTTCTTGCAAAGCGACAGAAACAATCTTGGATACGTTCTTTATTCGGAACCCGATCAGGTACCTCCGAATCTGTTGCCTCCCACACCGACACCGACGTCCACACTGACCCCGACCCCCACACTCACGCCGACATCGACGCCCACTCGCACACCGACGTCTACGCTGACCCCGACCCCGACCCTCACGCCCACACTGACCTCCACCCCCGCTCCCTACATAGTCATGACTTCACCTCCGGGCGGAGTGTCCCCCGCTCAATTTGGAGTGGTGCTTGTTTCCGAACCGGGCAATACTCTTTCTTTTAATTCCCTGTACGACTTCAGTGGCCTGCCTGCCAACATGAACATATATGTGTCGGATGTTCAGGTCGCAACGGTTACGTTCACTCATCCTTACCTCGGAATGCCATTTGCATTCGCCGCAATTTCAAATGGGAGTTCAGTTGAATATCAGTCAACATTTGTGGGGTCATTCAACGCTCCGGGTCGCGTTGACTTCTATCCGCTCGTACCCACGCCGACTCCGACCCCGACACTTACTGTAACTTCCACTCCTACTCTCACAGCAACGCCCACAAGCACTCCGACTTCCACCCCTACTCTCACAGCAACGCCCACAAACACTCCGACTTCCACGCAAGCAGAGCAAGATATCAACACCACGCTTCACATATCATATGATGATGTTGGAAATGAATATTTGCAAGTTTCAAATGCGTATGCTGGCCCCACCAGTGGTGGTTCGGCGACATCACAATTGAGGACCATATACAAATTTGCTCCCGACTCAAACTCGTCTCCTTCCTACGCGGGATCGGCGTGGCCGTATGTTCTTATACAAGGCGCACTTCAAGTGGGTGCGGGTATATCTGCAACAATTACAGAAGGCCTGAACAGACATTTGATTGTAAATGGAAGGCCGGTATATCAGTACACAGGAAATGCGAGTTCCGGAACTGCCAATGGAATAAGTTCCACATGGCCCGCTATGACACCAAGTGGAAACAATACGATTAGTGTTCCAGTCGGAGTTTTGACGCTTGTAAATCCTTCATCACCTACGGCAACACCTACAGCGACAGCCACACCAACCCAGACACCTACTTCAACTCCAACTCCAACGGCTACAGCCACACCCACACGCACTCCAACGGCAACAGCCACACCAACCCAGACACCTACGGCAACACCTACAGCGACAGCCACACCAACCCAGACACCTACGGCAACGCCTACGGCGACAGCCACACCAACTTCAACGCCCACGGCAACAGCCACGCCAACTCAGACACCTACTTCAACACCTACAGCGACAGCCACGCCAACCCAGACACCTACTTCAACTCCAACGGCTACAGCCACACCAACCCAGACACCAACGCCCACGCAAATTGGGTACAATTACGCCAATTACAACAGAGTGGCGGACTGGAACGGGCAGGATGGAAACCTGACGACCGTGGGAACAAACGGAGGTCCCAGCTATTACGGAACATTGGATCAGAGCGGAAATGTTTGGGAGTGGAACGAGGCCGCATCGGGAACGAGCCGGTGCATTCGCGGTGGCTCTTGGGTCAGCGTCGCTCCATCTGTGGATTTTCAGACTTTCTATATCTCTAGTTCATACAGAACTTTCTACGGAGTGAGCAACAGGTCATATGATGTTGGATTCAGAGTGGCGAGTTCCCTTAATCCATTGAGCATTTCAGACTTCGTAAGTGTGGGAGATGTACTCGGATCGGCCGACACCACCGCGTACGGCTCTGTTAATTATACCTATCAAATTTCCAAATATACTGTAACTCAAAGTCAGTATGTTGAATTTTTGAATGCCGTGGCGTCTACGGACACCTATGGACTCTACAGCACGAACATGGCCAGTGAATCCCGCGGAGGAATAACCCGCAGTAGCGTTGCTGGGAGTTATTTTCATTCCGTCAAGGCCAGCATGGGAGGCAAGCCCGTGAACTTTGTCAACTGGTTGGCATGCGCCAGGTACTGCAATTGGCTGCACAACGGCAGGCCGACCGGATTACAAAACGCAAGCACCACAGAAAACGGGGCCTACGCCATCAGTGGAACAAGCGCGACAAAGATTTCCGGGGCTTCGTATTGGATTCCAACAGAAAACGAATGGTACAAGGCCGCATACTTCTCGATGGCCAAAAATGGGGGACTAGGCGGATACTGGAAGTACGCGACTCAAAGCGACGCAGACCCCACTCCGGTCTCTTCCAACCCCACAGGCGAAGGTCCTTTTGTACCCGCGTGACTTGATTAAAATGATGATTCGTACTATATTCAAGTCATGGCTGCATTCATAACCGTGTTGGCGTCTATCTTCGGAACTTTCGCATTTTTCAAGTATGTGCTTCTAATAGAGACGAGGGTGGACGCGAACATCTACAAGACCTTCTACGATCTGTGCAAGGATGACAAAAAGATAATAATATACGAGGAACTCGTTTCGGAAAACAGGCACCCCGTTTCATATGTGGCCTTTTGTTTCTTGAAGGATTCGCCTTGGTTTTTCATCAATCATTCCGAAAGGCTGATGCAGGCCGGTTTCAATGATAAAGACCATGTCACAACGATCACGTGCTTCCGGTGGAGATATAGGCGACTCAAGGATTTCATAAAAATAAAAATGACGGAGATGCAGCTGTGCACGCTTGGCGTCCCCGTCCAGTTGATGCTTCCCTACGGAGCCGACAAGATAGGGTCTCTGAAGGAGGTTTTTAGCGAACCCGCCGTCAAAGCAGATCTGTGGAAGGATTTTGAGGAAGAGGTCCTGGAGGTTTCAAACGGCAAGAGGAGAAAAACAAGCGCCCTGCTTTATGGACCTCCCGGAAATGGCAAGACGCACCTGATAAAATATCTCGCCACCAAACACAAGATTCCGATCATGATCTTCACGTTGAGTCCCGACTGGACGAATCACGATCTGCTCCTCATATTTTCACAGATTCCAAAGAGATGCATCGTGCTTTTAGAAGACTTCGACAACTACTTTGATGGACGAAAATGCATACTGGGCGGAGACAACAAGAACATAAAGTTCACATTTGACATCATACTGAACGCCCTTGACGGCGTGTATACCACCCACGAAAACGTCGCATTCATCATGACGGTCAACGACATAGGCAAGGTTGACGATGCGCTGAAAAACAGACCCTCTAGATTCAAATTTGTCAGGGAGTTTGGCAATCCTGACGCCGAGACCAGGGCAAAGATTCTGGGGCCTGGATCCGAGGCTGATTCCGATGGCATGAGCCTCGATCAGGTTTTCAGGATGGCGGAGACGAGGTGCTGATTGGCGAAAAATCCTTTTTTCTGTAGTTCCGAAAGGATAAATAATGCCGGAGGAACGCACATGGGACTGGCTCCATTTGTAAGGAACGAGTTGATAGAGAGGGCGGATGAGATCGTCAGGGTCGCCAGGGCCACTACGGACGGCACAAGAAGCAAAATGCTCAGGAAGGCGGCCAAGGCATACGGGGAGGCGACTCTCGGCCTCATGGCAAAGGCGGTCGAAAAAGAGGCCGACGACTGGGATAATTGGTTTGCATGAAACTATATTACTTTCATGGAAGAAAAACCTCCGCTAAATCTGAAGAGAAAAATTCGGCTTGACTACTCCCCCATACATGGGAAGGGCGTTTTCGCAACAGAGGACATAGAGTCCGGCGAAATCATAGAAAGATGCCCATTAAAGGTCATGGGATTCAGGATGAACTACCACAAGGATCCGTTGATTTGGTCCTACATGTTTACCAATAGTTGTCCTTGCGAGGAGTGCAAGAGGCACGGGGGTCACTTTCTCATGGTGATGGGGTACGGACAGATATACAACCATCAGGAAGACAACAGCGCCTCGATCAGCTTTGATCTGAAGAACGAAATAGCCGACATAAAATCGCTGCGCAGGATAGAGAAGGACGAGGAGATATTCGTGAGCTACGGGCCCAATTACTTCAAGAACAGAGAGAGAATAGACATTTCCAAGAAGGAAGTCACCTCGAAAAACGTTTTTGGACATGCGGCAGAACTTCCCAACTCATGCACGACGCAGGTATTCAAACCGCTCTGAAGTCCATACATATCCGCATGAAAAGATTTCTGCTTATCCTTGCGAGGGCGATGGACTATAGAATAGGCATCACAGACGACGACAAGCCCGATCTTCCCATTCTCCCAATGGATGAGGCTTGGTTTGCTTTCCTGGTGAGGCTTTTGATAGTCGCCGTGAACTTCATCACCTGCGGGTTCGTCATAGCAAGCGTCATCAGGCACTGGTGATCGGTCTTCGAATCAAGCACATGCAGGTTGGAGGCTGTGCGTTCTCGGAGTAATTGGATCCGCTTGAGGGCATTGCAGTCTCCCTGAAGGGTTCCCAGCCCTCCTGGAGCAGTTTATCCAGCTGCTTGATTGAGGAATTGCTTTCATCAAGAAAGCATATCACATATTTGTATTCGTACTTCATAATTAATTCCTCGGTGTATTAAGTATATAGTAATGGAGAAAAAACATGCTGAAATTCACAGAATGGATGAGACTTAAAGAGGATGCTGGTGCCGCCGGTGGTGGAACATCTGGAGGCACCGCTGGTGGGGCATCTGGAGGTGAGGCCGGTGGTGGAACATCTGGAGGTGAGGCCGGTGGTGGAACATCTGGGGGTGAGGCCGGTGGTGGAACATCTGGGGGCGTGGTGACTCCACCGAGCCAAGGAACAACATCTGGTTCGATAGCCTTTAGGCCATCCGTCATTGGTTGCGGGTATTGTTATCCAAATTGCGGATGCAAAAATTGCAAAAAAAAGAGAAAGAGGAAAAAGAAAAAATGAGCAAAATTGGATTCTGCTTCACAGGAGAGGGCGCAAGAGGATCGGTTCAGGCGGGAATTGCGATTGGGCTTCATGAAAAAGGCATCGACGCAGACTTCACAATCGGAGTTTCGTCGGGATCCATATGCGCAGCCTCGTATTCTCATCTTGGCCCCCAAGGGCTGGCCGACATGTGGAATGACATTTCAAACATATTTGATGTATTCGGCATCAACTACAACTTTTTGTGGAAAACAGGCATTATGAACCAGAAGCCCATGGAGAAGATTGTATATAACGCAATCAAGAATCCTGCAATATGCGAGAGCGTGGTGGTCAGGATGAACATAGAAGACGGTCGGATGGATTATGTGTCAAACAAGTCTGTCACGCCCGATGAGTTTGCCGAGGCCGTTTTAGGCAGTGTCGCCATAACCGCCCTGGTAGAGGATCGCGGCGGATGGGTTGACGCGGGAAGCAGACAACTAGCTCCTCTCGAACAGTGCATAGAGGCCGGGTGCAGTGACATTTATGTGATTATGGGCAGAAGATTTGAAATAGACAAGTGGGAGATTCCAACGGGCTTCATGCGAGCCGTGAAGATGGCCTTCAGGGCCCTGGACATCAGCCTCAACGAGATAATGATGCGAGACATCAACCGATGCCTTAAAAACGAGGGCGAGGTCGGCTACAAGGGAATAAAAATCCACCTCGTCCAGCCCAACGAGACGCCCTTTGAGACTATCGAATTCAACAGGTGCAAGGAAGGGGTTGAGTACGGCAAGTCCAACTACGGCGTACTAGATAAAAGAGGAATAAGGAGGCTTCTGAAATGAAATTCACCAAGTGGCTTGTGGAAAGAAACCAGAGAACCGCCACAAAGATGCCCAAAAGGAAGACCAATTTTGAATTGTTTCAGCTCGCCGCAAAAAAGAGCATGCACGACATGAAGCACGGGCGTTCCGGAACCATAGAAACGGACAAGCACAAGGGAGTCAGGGGCGGAAATAACAGAAACGAGATTGAAAAATCCAATCGGGGCGAGTGATGAACTTTAAAGATTGGTTGTTAAAAGAAGCGCAAGAAGGTGCCAAAACAGGCTTGTATCCTCTTGGATATGGGGGAATAGGTCTTTATCCGCCCCAGTGGTATTTAACGAGAAGTGCGGACGCAATTTTTTACTTATCACTTGACGATAGAATTTACAAAGGAAAAGATCATCCGAGACTAAAAAAACTACCAGAGCCATCAGAAAAGAAATTAGATAGTGGCGAAGGACCGCTGTGGGACATATCCCATCTTGATGGAAAGCCCAGCCATCCCGTGGGGAAGGATTATGCTGCGAAGGCGGGAGAGAAGGGCATATGGAACATAGCCCATCTGAAAGGCGGAAAGGAAAAGCCTGCGGCAAACAAGGACTACGCGGCCAATGTGGGTGAAAAAGGAACCTGGGACATAAGCGGAATTCCAAAATGATAGAGGAAACAGATTATTCAGAAGAAGCGAAGTATGACTTGTTCGAATCTGTCTATAGGGAAAAAACAGACTGGATAAAGTGCATAATGGCCAGAACTCCTCCATCCTATGAGGATGTAAAGAAGGAGATGGAGAAGAAGAAAATGTCCTTAAGTCGCAAGGACTACGATAAAATCTGCACGGAACTAGGTTTTTCTTGAAAACTTCCTCAGCAGGGGCGACTCTTCAAGGGGCTCAAAAATAGGTTTTTTGATCTCATGGAAATGAGCAAAAGGACATTTGCTCTGTGAGGGTTCCATCTCTTTTCCAAGAATCCTGCTCCTCTCCCGCAAATATGTAGTGGAATCCTTGGTGAGAGTCTCGCTCAAGGCCTGATTGCCGCCATTTTCAAACTTTTGTTTGTTGTAACGGAGCCAGTATTCAAAAACTCTTTCGGCTTCCGGCGTGTCCCTGTTCATCATGCTTCTCTTCAGACTCCATTCCCCCTTGAATGTCTCTCTTCTGGTGGGGACAAGTTGGGCTATGGGGACTTGCTTTCTTATCGATATGGGCTTGTTCTTTGCATTTACAGACAGATTCATCCAGATATCGTACTGCATCCAGTCTGTTTCAAGCACGGCCTCCACGATTGTGAAGTCCTCGTTGGGCATGTTTATAGGGCTTCTTATGTGGAGGCACCATCCCGGGGCCGTCTCAAATATCAGCCCCGTCCATATCTGAATGACATTCGGCTCAACAAGTCCGAAGGTCATCTTGGTCCTTCCGGTGCCGGGAAACGTCCATTTCTGGAAGTCGGACTGGTCATCCTGCCTTATGAGAGATTCGACTAATCTGAAATCATCATCCCCATATTCCTCGCAATTCAGCACCTTAAACCCATCATCCGAAAGGACGAATTCCATGTCCACGGGGGGATAGACCCAGAATCCGGACTCGTTGGCATTCACATATGGACCGCACCACTGCGTCGCGCCCTTGTTTGCCTTGCCCATGCACGTCTTTTCGGCGGGTTCTATCCTGCACGCCTTCGGATGAACTTCCCATATGTTGATATTCACTTTTCACCCCTTGTGTCTTCATTGTACTCTGAACGGCCGCCGCCGCAACCCCAATCATTTTTGAGCACCCTTGAGCTATATAATGGGTAGTTAACCTCGCAAAAGGACAGAAAAATGGCTTTTTTCCAAAATGTTTTTGACCAGGAATACCAGGGATACCTGGTTTTGGGGGACAGGAAGCTTTCGCTCACATTTAAGGCTCCGCCAAACAAGAACATGCAGTCAAAAATGATCGCATGGAACCCAGGCCCCTATGATCTGTCCGTCTCAGGCGTTCTTGAGTTCAATTTCTGCTGGGATCCCGAATTCAAGAACTGGGCTTCCGTTTCCATAGACGTTTCCGGAGCAAATACGGAGGCCACCACGCCCGGCGAGGTCGCCTCGGCTCTCAATGTCGACCCCATGTTCTCGTCCATGTACATCGCGTCCGTCGTGGGGGTTGATGGAGGCGATTCGGTTGGAATCTCCAAGAACCCCGCCAAGAAGAAGAACGGAAGAATGTATTTCGGCAATGCCGGCGCGGAAACAAAACTAAGGTTCAACAAGCATGCCGGAGTGGCTGAAATGCCCGAATATTTCGGCAGGCACACCATAGCGAACAGGAATGCATTTCAGGACAGCGTGGGAATGCTGATAAAACTTGACCCCGCAAATCCGGTTGACGAAGTGGTGATACAGGAAGCGGGCTTTGATTCTGTGGCCAGGGAAGACTACGAACTTCTCAGTGGAAGGTCGGGACTGTTTACATTTCAGAAGCTCACGGTGGACGCGAGCGACAGGATTACACAGATAATAGAATACTCGGCGGGATCTGCGGCCGGGGATTTCGCCCGTAAAATACAGTATCAATATGCCGGCGCCAAGACGAACCCGTCCCAAGTGACCGAAGTCCCCCATGTTCTCCAAGAGGGCGACATTATTTCGCCTGACTAGGATTTCATTATGAGAAAATGGAGCAGTTCCGGAAGATATGTTTTAACTAGGGGTCTGCTCAAAAGGCTCTGGTCTTTCTATTGTTCCTTTGAAGTGTCTACGGGAGGCGAAAACAAGCATCCATTTTTGGAGGGCGGCGTCAACCCCAACCAAAACCCCACTCCCACTCCCACTCCAACTCCCACACTGACTCCCACTCCCACTTCTACTACCACTCCCACACTGACTCCCACTCCCACTTCTACTACCACGTTTGGCAGTTCCGGGTTTCAGTGGATGACGATCAATAATGTGTCGGGCTCCACGGCGTCTGGAATCGGTCAAAACAACATTACAGTCGCGATTGCTCAAAGTGGTGGAGGCATGTTTTTGCATGGTGGCATGTACCAGCCACAGTATTTTCCGTCAGAATACGGCGTGCCGACTGGTGGTGCACAGATCGCAAACACGCAGGCGGGGATATTTACCGCGATATTTAGTGCGCCGGTCACAGATGCCCTAGTCGCCTTTGCGAGTGTCGGCCAAGGCAACACGCCTGTTACGGTAATCGTGCTTGACGAGAATGGCGACCCAAAACCGTTTACGCCGATCTGGGAGTCAGGCGGGGAAACGACATATCAAAATCCGGTAGGCGCCACTCAATACACGCAATTTACTGGCGAAGAAGGTTTTAACATCATTCGCATTGACGGCACAATGGATAGCGTGACGTTCAACTACACAGTTAGTGAAAATTACTGCACAGTCTGTTTCGGTTTTGTTGACCAGAACGTCTAGTATTGCGAGTCCACAGTCGTTCGCAATCAAAAAGATCGCCCGCAAACTAGATTATTGCATCAAAAGGAATAAGATGCAGTATTTTGTAAGCATAGAAAACTCCAGTTTTTTCTACTGGCAGGCGGAACTTCTCATAGAGAGTTTTTTCATGTGCGGACTGCAGGACAATCTGGTCATCGCCGTGGCTGAAAATGACCGTCCGAAAATAAAGGGATATTCCAGCAACCTTGTGAGATACGGAAAAAAGTTCATTCATTCAAACTCCGGTCTGGAGGCGGGGCATCTTCCTTTGAACAGAGCCGTCGCCATTCGAACCGCGCTCGCAGAAGGAATGATTGGTTTTCCTTTTTCAGTCATACATTCGGATATGATTCTCAGAAAGCCCTTTCCAGAAGAAGGATTTTGTCCGGGCTACGGTATGGTTGTGAACAGCCTTGAAGAAACTTCGGAGAAGATGAGACAGGATATCAAGGACGCAATCGTGCCGGGACTGACCAGGATCGCGGAGGAAAGAAACATCGTGACGGCGGACTTGCCCGAGATACCAGCTTTTTCCGCCCCAATAGTATTCAATGAGTCCTTCGGGCAATTGTCAGATGTCTTCTTTGCGAGGCTTCAATCTAACACGGAGGACTTGATTGAGGCCAAGGGGGGCGATTTTCCCTGCGAGAGAGCCGCATGGGAACTCACGCTTGCCGAATCATTCCAGCACTGCTCCGTCAAGAGCGAGTTCATGGCAGCCCCCTTGATGAGCGACGAAACCGACACGAACTTCATTCATTATAAAAATGGAATACCCCCGGTGTTCCACAAGAAGTTCTTTAAGTTCGATGATGTTTCGGCGAATGTGGGAAGATGTCCGTTTGAAGTTATCATGGAACACAACCCCACTCCCAACACGGCGTACGTCCACGAAGTGATAAAGTCATACAACGCCCGCAGGGGAACGTGACTTCAGGCGGCCTCAATGTCGTTGAACATCTGGCGGAGCCTCTTTTTGTTCATATCCTTCACCACAGATCCACGGAAGTGGGGAGGCACGTCGGCAAGGTTCTGCATCCTTATTTCCGGATGTATCTCCTGGGTCGGCTTGCCGCCCTCGTCACGGGAGAACCAGCTCACAAGCTTGGTGGGATCCGGGCTGAAATCTGCGAACGATCTGACCCTCTTTGACCAGTTGGGACGGACGCTTCTCACCTGCGATCCGTCCACCACGTCAAAAAGATCAACCCACCTCTTTATCTGGTCTTTCGTGACGCCAAGAATTTTCTTCTTATTCAGGAGTTCCTCCAGGTTGTCCGGATCAAACTCCTTCAGTTTCAGAAGGTAGGATATTATGCCTCTCTCCTGGTTGGACCACCCCGTGTTAACTTCCTTTCCGCCCTGGGATCTCGAGGGCGAAAGAACGGCCTCCACTTTCTCCACCGGATTGTCTTGAAGTATCCATGCGAGCGAAAGGAATCTGTCTTTTTTGTCCCTGAGCTGCGTGGGCACGTTGACGTTCAAAATAACTCCGGGAAGGACTTTCTTGAGAAGTCCCATGGAAGAATAGAGCGAAACATACTTTTTGGGATCTATCTCGGAATCGTCAAGCCCCTTGAGGAACTCCTCCCTTACGCGTTCTAGGGCCACGCCTTCAAGATCTATGAACTTGGGGACTGCGGCCTTTATTTCCGGGTCAATCGGCTGGTCTTTTCCGAACTTGCATTGGAATCTGATTGCCCTCATGACCCTGAGCTTGTCCTCGCCGAATCGCTCCTCGGCCTTGCCCACGGTTCTCACCTTGTTGCTGTGGACGTCGTGGTATCCTTGTTTGGTCGGGTCGTAGAGCTTTGTGTTATCTCCTTCAGCCTTGTTGAGTTCTATGTACATGGCGTTGATGGTGAGATCCCTGCGGGCGGCGTCCTCATGGGGATTGTCCACGAAGTCAACCTCCGACTGGCCGTTGACTGTCTTGGCGTCCTTTCTGAAGGTCGCTATGTCAAACTCCTCGCCGTTGACGACCGCGCCTATGACGAACGGCTTGCCCGTTGAGTCTCTCCCCTTGAGATAATATTTCTTCTTGTCGTCACCGCAGACTCTGGACTTGAAAGGAAGATCCCAATCGGGGTCCTCCTTTACTATGCAGAATCCGGCATTATGGAGAATCATTGCGATCTGTTCGGGGGTTGCGTTCGTTGCCATGTCAAGGTCCTTGGGCTTCTTGCCGAGAAGGAAATCCCTCACAGGTCCCCCGACAAGAAACAGAGACTTCTTGGGCATGGTCACCTTGGAGGAAGTGTCGGAGGTGAGTTCTATGCTGCCGCTGTCAAGGAACGCCTGCACTACGGGCCTCATGTTGCTCGGGGGTACGAAACCCTTCTCCAACTTCACATACTCTTTTTTCCAGTCGCCCTTTGATTTTTCAGCTTCAGCCAAAAGCGACTTTTTATCCGCTACGAATTCGCCAAATGACTTCATTCTTCCTCCCTATTTCCGATGTTGTCGGGAATGTCATTGAGTCTCTTGAAGGACAGGGCGCAGATGAACATGCCTTCCCTCGTGCCCTCGGCCTCGACTGCCGGGTTCTGAAGGTCGTATTTGCCCATCATGCCCTCTCCGAAGAGTTGGTTGGCTATGACCATGTGTATCAGTCCCCTGGTGAATTCCTTGGCTTGTGACATCTCGGTGTAGTCGTTCTTGTTCGGGAGTCTGAACTTGCCCCCCTCGCTTCCATCGTCCCCAGCTTGTCTCACCCTCGGATCCTTCAAAGGGTCTCTGTCCCGAATGATCTGTCCAAGTCTCATAAAGAGACTTTTGTAACTTGAGTTTGATACTTTGGTGATTGGCCTGTCCTCGCCTTCCTCGTATGGGAGTTGCAACGGCAGGGAATAATGCCTGACGAGCTGGTTCTTCATCGTGGGGAAAGGCGTTATGTTTGGAGGTGCGGTAGCGGAAAAACCCGAACTGTCCAGAGACGCTCCGATTCCCGATCCGATTCCGGCGATCAAAGATGCGGTTGCCTTATTGTTCAATCCCAAACTTATAGGAAGTTGGGTTCCCCTGTGTCCGTACTGGGCAGAAAGGCCGTACAGGGCGCTTCTATCCGTGTTGGATCCGGCGCCAGCCGATTGCTTTACGTTGCCGCCGGCTTCCTCTATCTTACACAGCCACTCTCTGAATTTCATAGAGGCCCTTGAAGCCCGAGCCTCGTTAGCACCCATGCCGCCATGGAGACCCATATTAACTGAACTACGAAGTTTATCACTATTTGCCATTTTTGCTTCCTGTCATTGTTTTGGGATTCCAGAGATTTCATTCGGCCTTCAATTCCATACAGACTGTTTCTTATCTCCTCAAAATCCTTTGATTCCAGAACCCTCATCCTGGCCTCGAGATCGTGCCAGGATTCCGAAATGTCCCTAACCTCCCTCGCAAGCCCTTTAGTCTTTTCAACAATCCTCGAATCCGCCTCCCGAAGGCTTTTTACGATGTCATTCCCCGCGGATTGATTGAGGTCTTCTTCTGACATGCATTACTGCCTTAGCAATTGGAAACGGACGATATATATAGAAAGTATGGGCAAAGAACTGTCGGAACGATCTGAAGAATTGCTGGGCGAAAAGGTAGATGTGGCGCCCGTACAGGAAAAGGAACTATCCCTGGTGAGCGACGAGTCGCTTCTGGGGGTGTATGGCGAGATCATGGAGAACCTGCGAGACGACAGAAGTCAGGTTTCCAACCTCGTGGACACCTTTTCCAACATGGTGCTGAACGACGGGGATTCGTCCACGGCCAGCAAGGAGGCTCTTGTGAACCTCCTCAAGACCAGAATAGAGACGAGCGAAAAGATGACAAGGATAGCCGACCTCATGACCAGGATAAAACTGAAGCAGCCCGACACCTACCAGCCGTGGATGGGCAAGGGCAAGGAAAAGGGCAATACGATAAACATCTATGACGCAAGCGGCATAAACAGGAAGTCACTCATGGAACGAATACAGAAGGAAAGAAAGGAAGAGGAGAACTGATGAACCACAATCTTGAATTCTGGCTAGAGGCCGACCAGGCAGAAATCCAGCCGCCACCGGCGGTCGGGGGAGATTCTGAAGCACTTGCGCCAGGTGACGAACAGCAGCAAACGCCCGAACAGGACGCACAGCAGGCGGAGAAGACGCCAGATCAGGAGGATGTGTCGGAAGATCCCCAGGCTCCCGACATGCCCGAAGATAAGGAGGAGTCTCCCGACTTCGAGGTCTGGAAGTCAAACTTCTTCAAGGAGAGCGCCAAGGGCGATGCAAGCAAGCTCATGGATATGATTTCACCCATGAGGGACAAGGAGGCGCTCGAACCCTACCAGAGGAAGTTCGTGGACGACAACTGGAACATACAGCTTCTCAGAATGAACTCCAATGTGGCCTCGGCCTCCAAACAGATAAGAAAGAGCATTAGGGAGCAGCTTGACAAGAACAACCCCTCTACGAGCGTCGTCAACCACATGTTCAACACGCTGGAGAGCGTGCCCTCGCTGAACGAGACCTTCATAAAGATGATGGGCTACAGCGGAAACAAAGGGGAACTCCACAGGAAGTTCATAGCCGCCCTGACAGGATCCGTCCAGGTCAGCAGCAGCCCCGACAAGGAAAACATAATATTCAATGAGAAGGAGTACTCCATAAAGATGGCCACAAGGCTCAACTCGGACTGGGGCGAGGTCGCCCTTGGGAGTTGGAGCCTGCGCGAGGACGACCCAGAGCGTTATCTGTCCGCGCCCGAACTGAAGAGGCTCTCCGAGGGCAGTCCCCAGGAACGCGACATACTAAGACGAAGGATAGTCATAGAGTCAATCGCAAAGCAGTTCGAGGAGCAGTCGTTCATCATAGATGTCGTCAATGACGAAGGAACGATATACCACCTCGGATGGGATATGAGCAACGCCCTGCGGGGTGCCTATACCGAGGGCAAGGTCGTTGTCAAGGCGGTCAAGTCGGAGAATTCCGAGGCGATGATAAGCGACGACGGGCAGATAGTGCCGATGGTGGACCTCAGAATATATTTCGTGAAGGAGACCGGAGGCCAGGACGAGTTCGGCAACCCCGAGGTGGACGAGATAGAGTTCATGGAAAGAAGAAATGGCATGCTGTTCCTCACCGCCGGACTCGTGACGATGAAGGAGGCCTCGGAATCAATGCAGGGAACCGAACTTAAGGAGGTTCCTTATGCCGGCAACCCGAGCGACCTAAAGGCTCTCAAGAGGTGCGTCTACAGCACCCACGACCTTCTCATGAGGCAATGCTGATGCGTTTTTCTAGCTTCCTTGACAAAAAGAATAAGCAGTCCGTGCGTGAACTCGGAATAATACGGGACATGCTCGCGGAGGGAGAATTCAAGGTGGAGGACTTCTTGAAGGAGGAAAGCCCCTACATATTTGTCAACTGCACGAACGGCGGACTAGATTTCGAGGGCGTAAGGGTATACAAGGTCGGATCAAACCTGGCATACAGGGTTCAGAAGGAGAACAAGACCGAGCCGTACGGAGCCGCCTACTCCCTGAACATAGAGGATCTATTCGGAGACCTTGTCTCCGACATGTCGGAGGACGATGCGGCGGAGGAGATCAAGAAGGCCGTGGTGGAGGAGTTCAAAAATTTCTTCCAAAAGAGCTCCAAGGCACAGGACGAACTGAACTCCGGAAAAGCGGATCCACAGAGCAAAATAGTGGTATCAAGTGGGGCTGGCGACTTTTCAAACACTTCCAACGCGTGATTTAAGCGTCATTTCGGAGGAAAATTTGTCCTTTCCTCTATATATTTGGACAATCCCTCCTTTTCCAAAAAAAGCCCATGCCACCTCTACCCCGTAGCAGAATTCTGCAGCAGTTCTTCAGTCCCGTCGGCCGCAATGCCTCACTTGCGAGTGGCAACGTGGTCATGAAGGGCAGTCTGATAAGCTTCAACTACGCGTTCTGGAGAAATGACGCATACCCGCTCGTCGTTGTGAGCGAAAGTAACAGGGACATAGGCAAGCTCTGGGGAGTGAACATCCACTACCTCACATTCCCCTACATAAGAAAGCTGCTCGAGATCAGCGCGGGCAATCCCGCATTCTCCTACAAGTCAATATCCGCTGACGGATACCTCTCCGGATCCTACAGGTCATACAAGTGGAACGGCATCAGGCAGGTGAAGATACTGGACTACAAGTTCCTCCTCAACGTCATGACCATGGTGCGGACCTTCGATCCAGCGGAGGTCCAGATCATAAGAAGGCAGGTTCAGGAGCAGATGAGACAACAAATCAACCCAAAAGCGACTAATTTAAGTCAGGGCGGCGAACAGTTGCCCACCGGAGGCTGATGGCGGAGATAAAAGACGAGATGGGAAGGATAGGGAATTTTCAGGACGCAGCCATAGAGAAGCTTTCGTCCATGCTGAATTCCGCTGTGGGCAAGGCCGTAAAGTACGCCTCCGAGCAGGCCAAGTCATCCGGTTCCGAAAAGGACTACGAAAAACTATCTAAGGCTCTTGAAGACCTCGGCGACGATATTAAGGAAAGCTTGAAGGCGACGGAGAAATTCGTAAATGAAGTAAAAGAGGCCACTAAGTCCTTTGAGAAAGCCAAGCAGTCCCGTCAAAGCAGCGGGGCAGAATCAAAAGGAAGTTTTGAAGGAATTCAGAGGGAACAAACGAAAATACTCGGCATGATTCTGGAGAACCAGAAGAAGGCACAGGCGGCCAAGATTGCAAAGTACACAACGGGCGGTTCGTCTATTGGTTCAAAATCTAAACTTTCCTTGGGAGATATGGGATTTAAGCCAAAGGGAACGGATAAGGTTCCAGCCATGCTAACCCCCGGCGAGTTCATCGTCGGGCGCAAGGGAGCCTCAAGAAATTCAGGAGTGCTTGACCGAATTAACAAAGGATACAGTCTTGGCGGTTTGGTAAAACCCAAATATTTCAGCACGGCTGGATCAGTAGGGGACACCGCTCCGGCACCTAGTGGTTTCAATACCGTGAGTGGATACATGGGTGCCAAGACCCGTATCGGGGTTGCCGTCGAGACTGTCACATTGGACCCCGGTGCCGCGGCAGAAGCCGAAAAGGTAGGCAATCAAATAACAAAACACATCGGCAAGGGACTCAAGGAGGGAGGCAACAAGGAAATAGCCTCATGGACTACCGGCATCAGCACGGCATTGATGGGCGGAGGCGCTGATTTCTTGCAAGGGCTTTTTTCCGGATCAGTAACCGACGCAACGGTGTTCCAAAGAGAGATGAGGATGATCGCCTTCCAGACCCAGGGGATAACCGGCGATTTCAGGGGAATGCAGAGCGAGTTTTCCGATCTTGGCCAGGTGGCGAAGGAGACTGGGAAGAGCGTAAACGTCATGCAGAAGGTCTATATGTCCAATGTCAAGAAGGGATTCAAGAATAATATTGAAGGCAAAAAGGTGATGAAGTCAAGCCTGTTCCTTTCATCCATGATCGGATCGGAAGCCCAGCAGACTGCAGATCTCTTTGGCGACTGGCACAGAACACTGGCGCTCAGCTCTGGCGAAATGGGCGAACTTGCACGAGGCATGAGAAACGTTGCCTTGACCACGGGAGTAACCGGAGATGAGCTTCTAGGAGCGATGAAGTCTTCTGAAGGAATTCTTAAAAACTTGAGAAATCAGGGAAATCTGACGGCGGATGTTGCCAAAACTGTCATAGGGATGATGGCGGAGGCAAAGAAGACGGGCTTTGAAGAAATCACAAATAAAGTTGCCACCGCCTTGTCAAGCACCGGGAGCATAATGGATGCGGATGCGGCAACGCAAGGCTTGGTATACACAATTTCAAATAGAATGGGCGGAGATGCGACGAATGACGTGCTGTCCGGAACCTTCATGGAGGATAGGGAAAACCTAGCTGGTTTCTCCACCGAGTTAATGAGCCTTGTTGGAGACCTTTCTGACGGAGCAATAAATTCACTTAAGGACTTTGACACGCTGAGTAAGGAGCAGAAAAAAGAACTGACTTTGCGACTGCGGGGGTACGGCCTGACGATTGCAGAAGCGGAAAGTCTCATAAGAACAAACGAGTTGGCATCAAAAGGCTTGGCGGGAAACATAGAGGCGCTAGACAAAATAGGATCTAATGAGTTTTCAACCGAGGCGGAAAAGCAACTGGCAGGCAAGCAAAAAAGCCAGGCGTATCTGGGATCCTCTTTGGACTACTTGTCCGCCATAGGCGAAGATGCCAAGGACAAGGGTCTTTCGGGCGCTTTGAAGGATTCAAGCACGAGCGATGAATTTAAAAACAAGAGGCAAGACTTCACCGCGATGGCGGGAGCCATGACGGCCGAAATGAAGAGCGCCTATGGAATAGGCGGCACAAGCGAGCAGATGTCGCAGCAACTCGCCAGCCTAGATCCTAGAAAGGCCGCAGAATTAAACGCGGTAATCCTGGGCGACCAGCTGAACAAGGCGGCTGCAGAGCAGGGAATGACTCTTGAGAAAGACTTTGCAAGCGAAATGAAAGCGGCTCTCGCAAAAGGTGACGCTGGCTCTGCCGAATTCAGATCGCTTACCGAGGAGGCCAGTAAGAAGGCGAGCGAGATATCTATCGGCGAAAAGGCCGCTGTAACACCCGAGGAGGCACTTGCTCAAAGCATAAATGAACTTAACGAGACAATCAGGAAATACACATCTTCATTTGTAAGGGGAATGGTTGATTACATAGGATCCATGGGTCTTTTACTTATTCAGCTTGGACTTCTCGCTACTGGTCTTTCTTTAACTTTAGGAAAGGGTCTTTTTGACCTCACTGGCATGCTGGGAGGACTGTTCCCGAAGGGCGGTATGAAGGGGATGTTTTCCAAGATTATGCCCGAGGGCGGCCTGAAGGGTTTGCTTGGGAGAACTGACGAACTTGGCGATGCGATGAAGGGCGGTCTCATAAAAGGCATTGAGGATGTGGGGAAGAAGGGCAGTAAGATGTTCAACAGACTCGGAACCCGCATTAGATTGTTTGGGACACACCTAAAGAGCGCGATTAATGCCGGAAAGAGTTCGTTTTTGGACTATGGAAAGAAATTGAACTTCATGGGTAAAACGGGCAAGGTGAGCAAGACATTTTCATCTCTGAAAGTGGGCATTGACAGTTTCTTTTCCTCTTTGACGGGTGGAATGCGGCCCCTAAACAAGATCACATCCATTTTCGGGCCTTCAATCAAAAAAGTGGGATCCACATTTTCTTATTTTATTGACGGCATAAAAAACTTCAAATTAAGCAACTTGAAATCCATCCCAGGAATTTTGAAGGGAGGTGCAATCGGTCTATTCAAGGGCGTAAAAAATGTTATGAGCGGAGGCATTGGAGGTCTTGTAAAGGGGTTTGGGCCGCTGTTCAGGGGCGGTATGAAGGGCATAGCCACCGGACTCAGGGGAGCCCTCGCTGGAGGCACGCTTGGAATGAGCCAGATAATATTTGCCGCAATAGACATGGTGTTTGGTGCGGTGACCGGCTTTCAGAACACAGGCAAGAACTTTGAGGGAGTCATGAAGGCCATGGGCAAGTCAACAAAGGACATGACTTGGGGCATGTATGCATCCTCCACCATTGCGGGAGGCTTGGTTGGCATACTTGACGGCCTCACATTTGGAATGCTAAGGCTTACAGGAGTCGCCGACTTCCTTGAGCAGACCTTGTCTTTAGTTTTCTATGGATTCTTCAGCATAATAGAGGGCTTCATCAGCGGAGTCATGGTGGCCATTGACATGGTCAAGCCGGCGCTCAAAAGCCTTTATGACTCGCTTGCGGGATTGGGCAGCGCCTTGCTTGGACTATTCAATGCCGTGGCCTCCATATTCGGAGGAGGAGAGGCAAAGAATGCGGGCGCGGCCTTCGCGATGCTCTACAGCGTTCTAAAGCCCATAGGGCAGGCGATCGGCATGATAGTGGGCGTGCCACTTGGCGCCATTTTGTGGACGCTTGTCAAGGTAATAGGAATAGTTGTGGATTCCGTTACATTCCTTGTCAATATTTTCACTGGTCTTGTTAAGGCCATTGTAGCTCCTTTTAAATGGATGTTTAATATTCTTGTTGGAAATTCAATAATCCCGGACTTGTGTACTGCCATAGTCGGAATATTCGGCGGAATGGCGTTGAAGGTGATAAAGGGATTGGGCTCATTCGTATTCAAGGCCGCCAAATTCTTCTTGAAGCTGCCACTCAAGATAATGGGCGGTTTTATAAAGACGTTCGTCAAATTGCCATTGAAGATATTTGGAAAGACAATGAACCTTCTGAGCGGAGGGCTATTCAACAAGGGTCTTTCCATGATGTCTAGGATGGTGGGCGATTTCTTCACTTCGTTCAAAGGCTACCTCGTGGATTTCTCTATGGGGGCATTCAAGCAAGGCTACAAGTTTCTTAATTTCCTTTCGGGCGGGTGGCTTGACAAGGCGATCAAGGGGATAGCGAGTCTCGGCGGCAAGATTGTCACTTTGGTTGACGACTTCTTGATCAAGCCCTTAACGGGAGCATTTCAAAAAATAGCGTCATTGGCTGACGACTTTCTTATAAAGCCGCTGACGGGTTTGATGCAAAAAGTGACAAGCCTTATTCCGAAATGGCTTGGAGGCGGGGCAAAGGGCGCGGCGAGCCTCGTCGACGACGCGGCGAAGGGTGCGGGAGCCGTAGCAAAGGGCGCAGCGGGCCTCGCCGACGACGCGGCAAAGGGTGCGGGAGCCGCAGCAAAGGGTGCAGCGGGCCTCGCCGACGACGCGGCGAAGACGGTGGTGTCAAGTGCGGACGACATATTGAAGGCCGCTCCCAAGGCTCTTGGATTCCTTGGTAAGGCTTCCGGATTCGTGGGTGTGGCGGCAAAAAAACTCCCGATAATTGGCCCCCTGCTAGATTTCGGAATAAGAAAGGCGATTGGTCAGGACACAGCCGAGGCTGCGGTCGGAACCGCTGGCGGATTGGGAGGTGGTCTTGCTGGGGCGTATGCTGGGGGATCAATAGGACTCGCTTTGGCTCCGCTTACTGCTGGGCTTAGCATTCCTATAGGAACTGCTATCGGCGGATTAATAGGTTCGTTGGCGGGCAGTTACTTTGCAGATACTGCCTACGATGCGGTGGCTGGCAAAAAGAGTCAGGCTGGCACCGCCGCCAATAACGCATCGGCTTCCATGGAGAAGGCCTCTGTGGCGGTCGCAACGCCCGTAGGTCAGCACGCAGTCCCAATTGCCAAACCGAGCGAGGGTGCGGATGTTGGTTCTGTACAGCCCGTCCATATGAAGGACATTACAGGATCCATCTTAAGAGACAAGGCTGGGACTTCGGGAAGGGGTAAAATTCAGAGCGACGAGCTTTCAAAAATAGAGGAAGCATCATTGCGCCAAGTAGATGAATTAGAGCAGATAAAGCAAGGAATAAGCGAAATGGTGGCTCTCTTAAAGCCAAAGGGGACTGGTGTTGTCGGTGGAACTGGAGATATGGGCCCAGGAAGAACCAAGGATCCAAGAAGACCTTTGCACGCAGCCCAGTTCGGAAAGATGAAGTACGGCAAGGCGGGCGGAAACGCAAACAGGTCCCTAATTAACAACGGAGAGGTGTAGTATGCCTGCAGCCACCATTCCCGGCGGTACCTTAGTACCGATAGAAAAATGTTACATAGTGATTCCGAACGAAGGAGAGGAATTCAAGCTTGTCCTAAATAATCTACCCGACATAACGGACTCAAAAACAGCCTCGTACAACGACGAAACCGTCATAGGACGAGCTTCTCCTTTGAAGACATATTCGCAATCAGACAACAGAACGATAAGCTTTCAGATTCATCTTATTGTTTCGAAGCCTTCTGACGTGGAATACAACCTCAGAGCTTTGCGGGCCGTTCAGAGTGCGACATATCCGAGGGACGGAGCCGATGGAGCCCCGTTTGTTCCTCCCCCCATATGTCGCATGAAATGCGGGCAACTTTTGTCTGCGGATGGAGACTTGTGCGTTATACTCAAGAGTTATACCGTGAAATTTCCAACGGAGGTTTCGTGGGATGAAAACACATTTACTCCATTTAAGTTTGACATAGACACGACTTGGGACGTTGTCTACAAAAGCGCTGACCTGCCGGGGCAGTCAAGGATATATAAACTAGGCAAATAAAATGGCTAATAAAATAGAATATACAGATCTTAGCGCGACCGACTTTGTGACCAGGGTAAGCAGATATGCTTCAAGCAGAGTCATATATTATTCCGACGAAAAGATATTGACTTTTGAAACATACAAGAGACCTGAATTCAAGGAGTCAAAAAATGATCAGGTCGCGGTCATACCTGCTGGAATGGAATACAGGCCAGACTTGGTGTCAAAAGAAAAATACGGAATTCCAGACTTCTGGTGGAAGATTTTAGAAGCAAACAAGATGAATGATATTTTTGACTTTAAAGCGGGAAAAACAATAATACTACCGGAGAACGCTTATGCCTAATTGTCTTGCTGGATGTATATCTGAATATTTGTGTGGCTCTTTGGTTCTCCCTGGTCCGGCGGGCGAACAAGCGGAGAGTTTCGCCCCTTGGGTCTGGGTGACATTGGGCGTAGACGGAAAGGAAATTACGGTTGGCAATAAATCTTTTTCGGCGAATCCAAACACAGCCTGCGTAAAGTCCTACGAAGTGGGGTGGGTGGATACGCCCAAAGTCACAGTTGAAATAGTGGACGAGGACGGCGGAAGAATGGGAGCCATAGTTGACTCTATAAGAAAATGCATGCCTTCTATAGGAAAAGGAACAGAATTAGTAAGCCAATTTGGATGGATTGTCACGACATGTGAAGGAAGCAAAAGAAAAATATCGTCTTTGAAGTTCAAACATCAGATTATAAACCTAGAAATGAGTTACAGTCAGGGAAAGATAAAGTACAGAATAGATGCAACTGCAAATTCCCCCATCTATGAGGACATGAGGGAAGACAACACCAAAGGAGAAGATGACAAAAAAATAAACATAGAAGAGGCTATTGAAAACCTTTGTTCTCTGCCTCCCGCGACGAGAGTGAGATATGTGCAGAGGCAAAAGGACGGATCCCTTAAGGATGTGAAGTTCAAATGGAAAAAGTTCGGCAAAGGAGGGCCAAAGTCCACATGGCAAGGAGATAACCAAAATAGGGTGGCATCTATAACAAAGTGGATGGAATGTTTCAGAATAGACGACGGGTCTGAAAATGGAAAGGGAATATTGCCTATATTTGCCCCGACCGAATATGATGAGCTTCTTTTGTTGGAGAATCCAACGGGACCGGACGAATCAACGGCCTGCACCGGGAAATCATTGGGAACTTATATCGTAAACGGCGGGAAGTGCAGCACAGTAATAGAATTCAATCCGACTTTCAATTGGCTCAAGGCAGCCGCGGGGTTTAGTGCCGGTGGTGGCACATCGGGCCCGGCAAGCACGAACAACAAATTTCAAGAAGACGAGAAGATTGAAGACCAAGAAAAAGACCATGGTTCAACGGCGGGTTTGCAACAGCAGGTTACCATATCCCAACAGGCTTGGGATGCCTACGGGCCCAAAAATGCATTTACTGAGACAATGCGTTCGCAACAAGCTCACACGCAAGCGTCCAGACTCACAGACATCAACATTGATGCGATAGAGGCGGATCTTGTGATCCTAGGAGATCCAAGGGCGCAATTCTGCCAACCGATGGGCGGAAATACAGTCTCTCTCGTCGCAATAAATCCATTCAGAATAAAGGGGAGTGGCAACGGTGGTTGCGGCGACTGGCTTGCAGAGCCTGGGTGTAACGAGATTTTAAGCAATAAAAATTGGCAAGCCAAGGGCGTTAATCATTCCATAAAAGAAGGCTCCTATACCACAACTTTAAAATTAATGTTAGCTGATCCCGGCACTAACTTAAGGAAGAAGTATCCCTTGGGCGGAGCAGGAAGTAAGGGAGCCACGGTAAAGAATACTTGCCCATAACAATATAAATAAAAAATGGCAGAAAACACGATAAGAACATCATTAAATGGATCCATACCCGAAAATCTCCAGATTCTTGAGCAGAGACTTGCTCAGGTAGAAGAGCGTTTTTCCGAGATGGGTTATTCCATAAAGGGTCTTGTAAAAAGCGAAATCAAGACAAGTTGGAGAACGCCCGCCCAACAAGAAACAATATACGGAATGCACACAGCCATATGCATAGAAACCATAGATCCATGGAAGCAGGGCAGAGTGAGGTATTTCAGTCCCTTGCAGCACATGAAAGAGGCTGCGGTCAAGTCGCTACCTTGGGCCTATCCCATCTCCAGCCAGGGCGGATTCGACGACTGCGGATGCACCTGGGTTCCGCCGGCAGGTTCCAAGCTCTGTCTTATATTTGAGGCCGGCAACAGGCAGTGGCCTTATTACCTGGGAACCACATGGGACAGGGACAGAACGGGCGGGTGGAACTATCCTGTTCCTGAATACGAGAAGATACACAGGGGCCACAGAGGGGGATATCTTGTAGGCAAGGACGAAACACAGGTCTTTCCTCCATGGAACACGGAAAACTACAACGGGTACGACATTGATTCCATAAGCGAATTCGAAAACGATCCCGAGGCAAGAAACAAGATAACCTATCCGAACATCTACGGATGGAAGACGCCCCAGAAGCACATGATCAAGATGGTTGACGGAAACTACAAGTGCAATTTCCGCTGGCAGAGGATGGAACTGAAATCGGCACAAGGAAACCACCTGATATTCAAGGACGACAGGGTTCACCCGTCGGCGCAATGGGCTAATCCCGACTGCGGGTGCGGAAGCGGCGACCTGAGCAAGTGCAACGAGGGCGACGAGCCAATAGAGAAGGTGGAGAACTGCCCGACGCAGGCACAGGGGGACAACACGCCCGTTGCTCCTGCAGTCATGATGATCGGCAGTGGGAAGGCAAACGAGCAGGTCAGCAAGAGCGGGAGTGCGGCCGGGCAGTGTTCTAACCCCTACTTCAAACACCGCAGCGAATGCCGGCCCTATTCGGGACCAGGCAATCCCCAAAACAACAAGGTAGACAAGACCACGCTGCCCCAGTCCGGCATCCAGATGACATCATTGAGCGGGCACACCTTCTGGATGGATGATTCGGTAATGGAGCCGAGGGGAAAGAACAACTGGGAGAAGGGCATGCAGCCGTTTGACTACGGATGCGACGAGGTTTTCAAGGGCAAGTCGGTGTGGAAGTCCGCTCACGGCCATCAGATGATGATGAGCGATGTGGAGCCGGATGCAACTCCCAAAGGAAGAAGCGCCGAGAACTTCATCAGAATACTCACCGCCACGGGCAACCGGTTTGAGATGAACGACGACACCAAGGGAAAGTCGTGCAGGGCCGGACCGAGAAGGGGAATAGAACTCCACAGCACCTCCAATCACATGATTCAGATGGTCGACGAGAACAACGACCAGTGCAGTCTCAATCGTCGAGAAGGCGGAATGCCTACAAACAAAGCGACGGACGCCTTCATCAGAATAAGGACGGGATATGGTCTTGAAATGATGATGGCCGATGACAACAGCCAGAGGAACTGCCAGACGCAGTACATACAAATAACAGCTCCCCAAAAGGGGCAGGATGACGCCGAGGGAGCGTGCTGCGGGCCCCATTTCATCAGGATGCAGGAAAGTATGAACTGCGGTTACATCTTTGTAAGAGCAGGAGGCGATTACATGTGCATGACCGAAGGAGACCACATCACGGTGGTGGGAGTCGGCGAAACCACGCCCAAGGACGACTTCTGTAAAGGGGGGTGTCTCGGCCCTAGAAACTGGTTTACGGCGGTTTCCAAGCACTCCGTCCACTGGTCGTGCAATTTCTATTTCAACAAGTCCGAGATAGCTGCGTTCCTGGCCGACAAGATAATACTTCTTATGGCCGGAAAGGACTGTCCTCCCCCTCCCGATTCTCCCAATCAAGAGTGCGGGCCGTGCGTGGGGCCAGTGGCCGTACTCTTGGGCGATCCCAAGACGAAGATCGGCAGGTTGGTGGCCAGCGACAGGGTGTTCGCCTCGGCATCCCAGGAGGCTCCGTGCATTTCAATGTTTAACCTAAATCCGTATACCAAGTGCGGAGGAATTAACTGCCAGCCGTCTGAATACACTTCGGGATTCGAGCCCAACGCCGCAGGGCGGTTAGACCCGGTTGAAGGATAAAAATGAACTTTCTAGGAGCTCCATACCCAATAAGTAGACACCCGCTAGGCATGCTAAGAACGCAGAGGGGGATGAACCAGGTCAAATCGGATCTCCTGGTGCTTCTTCTGACGGAGCCGGGGGAGCGGGTCATGCTTCCGGAATTCGGCACCCCCCTCAAGAAGTTCCTGTTTGAGCCGAACACCTCCTCGCTCGTGGATGCCGTAAAAGACACGATTGCTAACTCTATAAAGATGTGGGAACCGAGGATAGCGGTGTCACAGATAGAGGTGACCAACTCGGAGGACTCCATGGAACAGTCGCTGAACCCCGCCGACAAGAAGGAAGACATCGGTCACATACTGCTCATAAGGATACTATTCACAGATTTTGACAACATACAGCAGGTTCAAGAACTCAAGTTAGAGGTTCCCCTCGGAGGATGAAATGCAGAACAACTGCCCTTTTGAAATAAAGCCGTACGCAAATTCCAATACGATAAAAAACGAAAAGATATTAAATCTGAACTACACCAACCAGGACTTCTGGTCGATGAAGACCAGGCTTGTTCAGTTCATACAAGAGAGATTTGGCGACAACGGAACCGTACTGCCCAACACCTTCAACGACCTGGTGGAGGGGTCCATAGCGATAATGCTCATGGAGAACTGGGCGTTCATAGCGGACACGCTGTCCTTCAAGATGGATCAGATGGTCAATGAACTCTTCATAGACACGGTCGCGGAGCCGGACAACGCATTCAGGATATGCCAGCTCGTGGGGTTCAAGCCCACGCCCCCAATCCCAGCAAGTTCCAGGTGGACGGCGACGATAAACGCCCCCCTCTCTCTTGATCTGACGATAGATGCTCCGGTTTCTATAGATATAGCGACGGAGGATGGGCTGATAGGTATAGAGTTGTTCCCCGCCGACTCAAAGAACAACCCCGTGTTTGACCAGGACATAATCATACCTTCGGGGATGACTGTCAACTCATCAATAGTGGGGCTGGAGGGGCGGACTTTCACGGACAACTTCACGGGGACGGGACAGACATTGCAGTCCGTGGTCACCTCCAAGTCCCCGGTCATTTACGATTCAATAAGCGTCAGGGTTGACGGAATACTATGGGAACGCGTGGACTACTTCAGCGACTCCCAGCCGAGGAGGGAGTACCGGGTGGAGTTTGACTCCTCCTACGGGGCCTACATCATGTTCGGAAACAACAGGGCGGGACTGAGCCCTGCGCTGGGGGCCCAGATAGAAGTCAGGGCAAGGACGGGAGGAGGGACGAGGGGCAACATAGTGACTGGCTACGTGGAGTACCAGAGCCAGGTTCCGATCTTCGGCATAAGCTCCAACGTACCGGTCACCTTCAAGAACTATACAAAGGGCGACTTCGGATACAACGGCGACAACATAGAGGACATAAGAAGAAAACTTCCGTCCTATCTCAGGACCCAGGACAGGGCGGTGACGGGTCTTGACTACAAGCACCTCACCGATCAGTTCGTGACGCCCTATCACGGCCAGATAGGCAAGTCCACCGCGGCCCTGAGAAACCATGGCTGTGCGGGCAACGTCGTGGACATATACATACTTGCCAGGGACGGAAGCAACGGACTCCAGGAGGCCAACGACAGTCTCAAGGCCGAACTGGCGGAGATGCTAGAATTGAAGAAGATGATAACCGACTACATCTGCATAAAGGATGGAACCGTCATAGAGTCGGACGTCAGCATAGAAGTGACGCTGTCCAGGATAAACAAGAAATTCGAGCAGGAGATAAGAACTTCCATATCGGGAAAAGTGGAGGAATTCTTCCTGCTGTCCAACTGGGAATATGGACAGGAGTTGAGGGACAGCGACCTGATCAAGGTTCTTGCCTCGGTGAAGCAGGCGGACGGATTCGACATCGTATTCACCACCGACGATTCTGACAATTCAGGATCCGCCGTCAGAACCAAGTTCTTTCAAATAATAAGGCCGGGTCAGGTGGAAATAGCGTTCATGTACGAGTAAAAAATGAAAACAGTAGGAACAGACAAAGACATAACGATAGCAGACGATCTGAAATTTGTCCTTGAAACAAGGGACGGAAGAGACTGTCTGCACACGCCCTACCAGATCGCGAGCGTGACCGTATATTTCGTCTCCAGGGAGTTCACCGACACATCGGTTTCTGAATATCAGAAAGACTTCCAAAGGAAAGACCTTCTGGAAAGGTACGAGCAGGTCAAAAAATCCCTTTGCCTCCGGTTCAAGAACAATGTCAGGGTCGCGACAAACTCGCAAACGACCTTGTCGGGACTTCAGACAATAGATGGAATAAGTCTCTCGGAAGGGGACAGGGCGCTGGTGAAGGGTCAGACGAATAAGGCCGAGAACGGGATATATTTGGTAAAAAATGGCGTCTGGAGCCGTTCCGACGACACATCCGAATCCTCGCAATTCGTCTCTGGGATGTATCTCTTTGTGGACGAGGGCATACAGAACATAGGGTCGGGCTGGATGCTTCAGGCGGAGTCCGATGTGACCCTTGGAGCCACGCCGCTTGTTTTCATCAAATTCTCGGAGAACGGGACGCCGGCTTCCCCGGACGATAACTCGGCCAGCCTCCTTGCATCCCTGAAAAACCAGATAGAGCAATCAAAGTTCAGTTCCAATTTCTTCTACAAGGATGCTGTTCCTGTGAAGGTTTTTGGGGGTTCCGTAGATGCCGAAACCGGAGAACTATATCCGGCCTGGCTTAACCCGGACATGGTTCCGCCAGAACTAAGATCAAAGGTGATCTCGGACAACATGCTGTTTCAGCATGAGGAAGACGGGGAGTTAGTCGAGGGCAAGTTCGTCCTAGAATGGAATCCGGCGGAATGCAGGGAGGGCGACTACTTCGTCTGCTGGTCGTGGATGCCAAATCTAGCCGGGGATGTTCTGTCCGCCCACATCGGCTTTTCGCTTGAGGGAAATGGCTCGCTCACCGCCAGCATACCCACCCATGTCACGCGACCGAACAAGTACGAAATACTAATGGATCGCTATCTGCCGGAGATGTTCAAGACTTTCCTGTCCGAGGCTGACATAAGTCCGGTTGTCATCAAGGGACTAAACGAATCCGTCGCCGCCGGATTTACCTCCTTGGAGAACATGGCGAACCAGATAATAGACTTGCTGGACGCGAACGCAATCCATGAGCAGTTCCTTCCCTTGCTTTCAAACTTCTTCAATCTCCGACTCAAATCGTCCGATCCCACATTGTGGAGGAGGCAGATAAAGAAGGCCATCCCGAACTTCAAGAAGAAGGGGAGCGTATCGGGACTGAAGGAGGCTCTGGGCGACATAGGAATGAAGTTTCTGAAGCTGACGCGTATGTGGCAGGTGGTCTCGGACTACACCCGCCAGGAACATTTTGACTTCGCCGGCTCTAATGTTTTTGATCTCTCCAAAACCGCGCTGCTTCCGACCGATTCCAATTTCAAGGTGTGGCGCAGAAACAAAAACCAAGAGTCATGGTCGGAAGCAAATGCCTCAAATGCCCAGTGGAGCCAGGGGCAGGTGACATGGGTCGGTCCGGCTCTAGAAGAAGGGGATTCCATAAGAGTTATCTACAAGACGGCTCCAATGCCCGCCGGTCAGCAGAGCAATGAGAATTACATAAGAAGTCTGCCGCTGATGGACGACCGGGACGAGAGGGCCCAGGAATATCCCACGAAAAATTGGAACGTCCACCTCCTGGAGGAGGACGATCCAATGTTCGATGTCATCGTCCCCGTACGCCACCCGCTTGCTGATCCCACGATATGGGGGAGGATCAGAACCGAATTCCCTTACAGCGAAAACGCGTACAACATGGATGAATACAACGGATCCAAGAGGGAAAGCCTGATTCCGTGCGACATAGACAAGGAGTTTGTGGACTCGTGCGGAAGGTGCCAGAGCAGCAAGTTTTCGCTTGACCTTGAGGCGGAGGCCTTCAGCGACGATAGCTTCAATGAGGCGAGGCAAATAACGGAGGAGTACATGCCTTTCCATGCAGTTGTCCACGCATTCAATGTGAGCGGGGGCATGAACGAGTTTGTTGAGCCCGCCACTGAAACAATAGAGACTCTTCTTTCTTTCTTCGGAGACGAATACACGCTTGCCGGAGAGGCGCAGAACATATTCAGCAGGAACATGGACAGAGACCAGATGTTAAATGTCAAAAGAAATCTTCTGGCCGATTTCGAGGTCGTTGCCGAAGAATCGGGAACGATACGCAATCAGAGGGTGTGCCTGTACCCCTCTGCCCCCAACTCCGAATCGTTCCTCTCCGACGGAGACAGAAGGGGTACGACCCAGGGATTTGAAGCTCTGAACGTGAATACATCGGCAGTAGGTTCAGGGGCTTTCGACAACAGCAATCTGCTGGAGATACTCGGGTCGTCCACGACCTACGGAACCCTTTCATCCATAGACGGAGACAGGGCGGTCATGGCCGGAACAGTAAGCCCACAGATGGTGGGGCCGACATTCGAGTACAGAGTGTCAAACAAAATTGCGGACATGGTCGTGGACATAGAGCAAGCAGATCAGCTGATGCTAAACGACCCCAACACTGATTTTTCAATGTTAAACATATCAACAATGAGGGACGTGGAGGCTGGGGTGGCGACCGCTCCCGTATGGAGGGCAAGGCACGCAAGTTCGCAATACATCGTGTATGACATGCTTCCGGACGGAACTCTGCTTCTGACCTATGAATCGCCGGCCAGTGCGGTGGTCGGCTGGCAGCTCCTCAGGGACGGCGTTTTGATGAAATCCTCGCCTTCGGGCTCCCTGACGACATTGAATTACGGCATGGTCAGCGTCGTGTCGCCCTCTGCCGTGGAGGGACTCAGAGCGGACGACTACGTCTATTTGAATTGGGACTCTTCCACAGAGAGGTACAGAATAAAGTCCTTCAGCAGCGTAGACGGCGAAGTCTTCTACATAGAGGGCTATCAGGGGGGTTCCGTAGGGGGTGAGGCCGCCAAGGCATACAGGAGAGTCCTTGACAGGAAGGTCGGAAGACTGGGCTACGAGGGAATAGTCCTTGTCGCGGGGGGCGACCTAGAGGCGTCTCTGCCGGTGTCCAACGGATCGGGAAACACATCGCAGTCCGTCAATTCCGGTGACATAAAGGATAACTACCTCGTTATAATTGACGGGAAATACTACTCTATAACGGACGTAAACGATTCCACGCTTGTTTTGAACGGTCCTCATGAAGAATGGGGCATTTCAGGCCAGAGCGTGAATTTTTCGGTTTATAAGTTTGAAAAGAAGGTTCTGGACGTTCCTAGAAGGGAGCATCCCCCGGTGCCGGGACACAGATTCAACTCCGTGGACCGCTCAGGGGGCGTAATCCTCTCGGGGACGGAGGCCGACGTTCACTTCACGGCCATGGCCCTCAACTCCATGGGAGGGAGCGAGGGATCCGTTGATTTTTTGTCCCAGAATGAATCAATAGAATTTGAAATAGAATACAACGAATAGCGAGGAAAGAAAATGGAAGAATCACAGGCGTGCAGGGGCGATGTGCAGATGGTTGTCGGTTACGAGGACGGAACGAGCGATGTTCTGGAGTTTCGCAATGCCATTCTGAAGAAGGGCAGGGAGGCACTGGCTCTGTCGCTTGCCAACAGAATCGGCTCCGACTTTGACTTCTTTGTCAACAGGATGCTCTTCGGAGACGGAGGAACCACGGGCTCGGCTCCGAAGTTGGTTCAAACTGACAGGAACGGCCTGTTCGGAACGACGAGGGTGTCCAAGCCCGTTGTGGCAAACATAGACGTCAACAACGAATCCCAGGTGATATTCACATCCGTGGTGGCCTTCAGCGAGGGAAACGGGTTCAATCTCAATGAGATGGCTCTTCAGATGCAGAACGGCGACCTGTACAGCATGGCGACCTTCCCTGGCATATCCAAGACGCAGCAGATGCAGCTGACCTTCAACTGGCGCATTTCATTCCTCTGAAAACACCGTCCGGGTGGCGTAGATAGAGTGCCATCCGGCTTGAAAACCCAAAAGACAAGAGGACTGAAATGCCCGACATACAAAGCATACCCGAGGTTCTTTACCAGGCAGATCAGCCCTATCATGTCCACTATGACAATCTTCCCCTGAGAAACATCCTGGACCGGATCGGCCTTGTCAACATACAGGTGGACATAAACACCGACATCCTCCGCGGGGCATCAGGCAGTGCCGGATCCCTCAATGCCAGGCTTGACAATTCGCTGGATGCGGCGGGTAATATCAAGACAGATGCGGTGGACGACGCGAATCACAGCATGGCAAGCCACATGGATGGCGACGGATTCGTCCGCATGACCGATAGTGAACGCGCAAAGCTTCAGGGCGTTTTGAGCGAGGCAAACAAGCTGGAGATAGAGATAGAGGACTACGAGCCGGGATCAAATAATTTCGTAACCATCCCGCCTTCAGGCAGCAACGGAGTGCTGAAGTTCAGGAGGTCTTCCACAATATTCATGGAATTCCAGAACCCAGATACGGTTCGCCTCCATTCCGTTTTCCCGCCGGATGCGGCTCATAGGCACAACCACAACCTCATTCCTGCATACGACATTCCGTCTGGACCGACCTTCAAAAACTACAGAACCACAGCGGTGAACACGCCGTTCAAGACGGGGTCGCTCAGAGTTTATGTGAACGGACTGAGGATGACGGGTGTTCCAGTCAAGGTTCTCAACTACTTGTCCGTCCCCGTCACCATACCCAACTCGGGTGGCATTGCCGTCTTTCCCGCGGCCGCATGGATCAACACCAATATAGCATCGGAGAACCCTGCGGAGGGTACGTTTGAACTAAACAGGTCGCTCTCGCCGAGCGATGTGATAAGGATAGATTTTGATGAAATGATTCTCCCGCCACAAGCCATGTCCAGTTCAAGTTCCTCTGGCGCGGTTTCAAGCAGTTCAAGCAGTTCAAGCAGCGCACCGCCTACACCAACGCCCACACTCACTCCAACACTGACAAGCACGCCAACTCAAACGCCCACACCCACGCCCACGCCTTTTGAGTGGACTGTACAGCCTTCTAATCAATATTTGTCGTCAGAAGTGGAGTTTGATTTTTCTTATCAAACTCGCAAACAAATACCAAATCGTCTTTGGAAATATAGCGATGATGGAGTGACTTGGTTATTAGAGACCGACTCGGCAGGAACTTTCTTTTCATCTATAAATTTAGATGGAATAATTAATGCTAACGGTTCGTTGGTTGTAACCAACCCAGGATCGTATGTGCCGGGAAGAAAATATAGGGTAGAACTTTATGTGTTAGGTGGAGAAACGATAGTAAGTCAAGTCGCGGAGATTATCACTGAATCCCCGAGTTCAAGCAGTTCAACGCCAACGCCTACACTCACGCCAACTCAAACGCCAACACCCACGCCAACGCTCACGCCGGACGCGTGGGGGCCTTGGATACCACCAACGCCGATGCCAGAAACGCCAACACCCACGCCAACGCTCACGCCGATGCCGGACGCGTGGGGGCCAACGCCGATGCCAGAATTTGGAAGCACAACAGTAACGGCTGATGGCTTCACGGTCCAGATAACCAACTACGACGCCGTCTACTTCACATGGGACAGTTCAGTAACATCGGGCTCGGTAGCGATCAGCAGCACGGGTTTGGTCACGGTGACCGGCGTGGCTCCTGGAACGAGTTCAACCGCGACGATCACGATGACGAGGCCTGGGTATGCCGGTGGCTCGGCAGATATCACGGCGATCACGCCGCCGGGTGCTGCGTTAACTCCAACATTTGGAAGCACGACAGCAACGGCTGATGGTTTCACTGTTGTGATCAGCAACTATGACGCCGCCTACATATGGTTCGGTACGGCAACGGCATCGGGCTCGGTAGCGATCAGCGGAACTGGCCTGGTCACGGTGACCGGCGTGGCTCCTGGAACGAGTTCAACCGCGACGATCATGAATGCGAGATCTGGGTATGCCGGTGGCTCGGCAGATGTCACGGCTAGCAGTTCAACCTAAAACGACATTGACACCCCAAGCAGTTCCAGTTCGGACCCAAGCAGCAGTTCAAGCTCAAATTGAAAAGGCAGATGTACAGAGGAAAAAGGGAAATAGATATTAGCTTCGTTATTCTGTCGCCCGATCCCAACATAGGCCGTCTGAGGGGCACTGTCAGATCAATCAAGAATAACTACAAAGAGGACGCGGACATCGTCTGTTCTGTTAGAAAGGACATCAAGAAACCGCAGTTGGACGAGATGAACGAGGTTTGTACGGCGTTCAGGGGGGGCGAGACGATCACATCCCTCATAAACAACGGCATCAAGAATTCCAAGTCGGGCTGGACGATGTTGATAATTGAGGGTGCGTGGCTTCCAAGAAGCGTCCAGTACAGATATTCAAGCTGGATGGAAAAGAACACCGACATCCTTTTCCCCATAGTGATGAACTATGACAAGGCGGGTATCCCGACGAAAATCTACAACACCTTCGCGGAATGCACCCTGAATGGAATCATGGTGGACAGAGATTTTTTCTTGAAAGTGGGTAAACTTTCTGAAAATCCACTGAAGATATCGCGCGAATTCTGGTCGCTTGATGCGGCGGATAAGGGAGCCACATTCAAGGCAATACTCGGAATAAAAATCTGCTAGACAAGGAGATTGAAGAATCTCCACCTGTTTTCACAGTTGATGAATGTGTCTGTATCTATGTGCGAGAGATACTCCCTCACCTCATCCCATGTGGAAAAGAACATGCTGTGGGGCAGTGTCCCGAATAGCCAGTCGGGGGTTTGATTCTTTCCTTGCTCCATCCTTATCAGAACCGGCTTCTTGGAGCGGTTGGCCAGGAATATCTCCTCGAGGGTTCCGCAGGGATGGGTGTTGATATCTAGATTGACTATGAGAAAATCGCTTATATCGACGAGTCTTAGGTCCACTGCCCTGATGGTCTTCATCATATTGGAGAACTCTTCGTATTTCTTGCTCTGCTTCAGGAGATTCTTCACCTGGTGGGTGGTGTCGTCCTCGGCTCCGAGGTCCCCTGGCTTATTAAGCGGGTTGAATACGACCACCCCGAGGTCTTTCAAGAAGGGAGTTATGCTGTCCCTCCATCCGAACCCCCTGTCCGCCACCCGATCTATGGCTCCAGCAAGGTAGACGCGCTGATTTCTGAGTCTGTTCATGTTTTTTGGATATTTTTTCTCTAATAGGATAGACAATACCCATTGGAGCAAAAAATGTCAAGTGAAATTTATAAGTTAGCCTGCGATCTTGTTGAATCCAGGCCGGTCTGTTCTAGGCATACTTTCTACCAGTTGAAGCATTTCGTACTTGGAAAGGAACTCACCACGCAGGCCAAAATGCAGAAGTGTCTTCGCGAGATAGATGCCCGAAAAGGTTCCATGAAATCAATGATTTTAGGCATCGAGGAGGCCGAGGATGAGCTAAAAATGCTTGGTCTCAAAATGGTTGTTTTGGAAAAAAAGAAAGAGAAAAATGAACTACATAGGGAGTACAAAGCCATTCAGAAAAGGAAACTTTCCCGTAAAAAGGCCGTTCTCCAGGACACCATCGACGACATGAGGAAGAAGCTCCTTGAGACCGAGGAGGAGACGAGCTTTTTCCTCGGAGCCTACAGCCAGCTTGAGAAGATAGAGCCTCTCAAGAGGCACGATGACCCGGAAGCTAACGCCCACTACTGGAATGAGAATTTTGCCCAGGAACTTCAATTGAGGATTCTTTTGCAGAAGCCCCTGGACCTGGACTTGGTGAAGTGCATACTTGCGATGGATTCGGAATCCGCGACCAGAAAGGAAATGATAGGAATATTGGAGCAGATACAAAACAGGGCACTCCTCGTCAGCGAGCAGGCGAAGTTGTCCGTCAAGGAAAAAAACGATGAGTGAAAGACCATCTAGTTTGGATGTGGGTTATGTGGCCGGGAAGCTTTCTCTTTTTCCCGACGTCTTGGACGACAAGGACAGCCTGTACGAGGTTAGGAACAACGCGGAGACCGTATTGAGGACGGGACTCCCCTACAACGGCAAGAAAATAATAGTGGAGGACACATCCCTTTTTCCACCGACGGGCATAATAAGAGTGGGATTGCCCTCGGGAGTGGCGGGCGAGGCGGAGCTGATCTACTACGGCTCAAAGACCGAAAATGCATTTAAGGATCTTGTGAGGGGGTTTGCCGGATCAAGACAGAACCAATGGCCTTCGGGAACTTGGGCCACAAACGCAGTGACGGCCGAGCCGCACAACGCCGTCAAGGACGCGATCATAAACATAGAAAAAAGAGTGGGGCTTGAAACCAACCCCGATTCAGGGAGCCTCAACAGAAGACTGAAGAATATGGAACTCAAATTTCTGTCTCCCAAGGCGGTTTTCAGGTCGTATCCGAGAGTGGTAAGGCCGGGAAGTACGATCAGGTTCCAGAACTTTTCCGAAGGAGATGTAATCAGAAACCTTTGGGACTTCGGAGACGGCGGACAGAGCACGGAAAAGAATCCGACCTACGCCTATGCCAAAGAAGGGGTGTACACGGTGCGACTTCACATAGTCACAAGTACGGGAGCCCAGGGAATATCCACGAAGACCAATTGCCTGACCGTTTCGGAAGACGAGAAGCCGTCTTTCTTCTATGCAAAGAAACTCAATTCGCCGGCTCTTACTTACAGTTTGGTTGACCAGTCGGACGGGGACATACTTCAGAGGTTCTGGGTGTTCGGCGACGGGGAGAGCCTTAGGGAGGATGATCCGGCGAAGCACGAAGTGTCTCACACGTACCAGAGTCCAGGTTTATACGAGCCATCATTGCTGCTGGTGTTTGCGGGAGACAAGGTCAAAAGAGTTTTTCTCAGCGAAATACTGGAGGTGTCCTGATGGCCAACATGCCGAAAACCAGCGATTTCCCGAAGACCTTTGACGACGACAAAAACCTCTTCCTTGTCCACGATGCGCTGAGGGTCAGGCTTCTGGAGGACTACAGCCCCGGAGACACTTCAATAATAGTAGAGGGCGAAGAGTCAGTCATGTATAAGTTTCCCCCGAACGGACTCATAACGCTTACGGAGCAGTGCGAGGACATAGACAAGAGGGCTTTGAGTTTCTACTACAATTCCAAGACATCCACAAGTTTTGACGAACTTGAAATCATAGAAGAGTTCAAAGATCTTGATGTTGTCAAACCAAGAAGAACAACAAATGTCACGATGAATGTTATAGACAGACATCACAATCATCTCAAAGACGGCCTGATTTTAACACAGTACTTCCTAGGGACGAGATACGACGGCGAGGACGACGAAACCATCACCGGAAGGATAAAATACGTGGAGAGGCTTGCCCTTTCCCCAAGGGTCTGGTTTTCCTCTGATTCGACGGTCGGGCTCGCCCCCCTGAAAGTCACTTTCAAAAACGAGAGTTTCAGACTTGGCGACGGCAAGATAACAATGACCTGGAGATTTGGGGAGGGGCCCGACCTGATTCGGGAGTACGACGGATCTTCGGATTTTACGTCAAGTAACGAATTTGTCGGAGGAGTCTCCATATCGGGAGGCTCTGTGACAAAGACATACTTGTCCCCCGGAACTTATACGGTGAGGCTGACGGTGGAGAATGAACACGGCGACGATTCGGTAGAGTTCGTGAACATGATAAGCGCAAGAGGCGATTGTCCCGATCCGGCTGTGATACAGATAAACCACAGGGCTTCGCAGAATTACTACCAGGGAGATGTCGCTCAGGGAATCTTTCCGAGAATAAGATCTGTGGCGAACACTTTCGTGGAGATGGAGGTGCCTTCCGGTCTCAATCCCTCCAATCCGGGATACAGGTACTCGGGAGAGAAAGTTGACGGCAACGGAAGTCCGATAGATCCGATCGAGGAGTACACGTGGTCTTTGGGAGATGATCTTCCCCATTCCAACTCCAGGATAGCCAAGGCCTCGTACAGCCTCGGGGGTTACTACGACATAAATCTCAGGGTGGACACGAGCTACGGGGCTTACAGGATAACCAAGTACACGAACTCAATTGACATCGTCGAATCAAGCAACCTATGGATGTTCAACCACACCTCTTTGAATGCCAACGGAAGCGGCGTTGTCAAGGCCTATGAATTTGGCCTTCAGAGCGAGACATTCAAGACGCTCGGCTCACAGACGCTTCAGGTAAGCAGAGACAATTCATTTTTAGAACACTACGGATCCGAGGACTACTACTCCGATACTCTGGCGAGGTCGAAAAGGGAATTCGCCGGAAATGTAGAATTCGTCCAGGCTGGAACCGGAAGTTCGGGCGGCGGGGGGAATTCCCTTCTGATGTGGGCGGGCGGTGGGGCTGTGGTGGACGGAAAGAAAATCCACATAAAGAAGTACAACGCATTTGATGACCACTACGAAAGCGTGCCAGACATATCTAACAGGCCATGGAACTGGGCGGCATTGAATTCTGCCGACAAAACCTACTTTCTGTTTGGGGAGGATCAAAGCCCGTTAGGAACGAACATGGCCTTCCCGCAAAGACTGGACTACGACCTTGCGACTCAGACGGCCTTGACGCCGACAACCCTGCAGTTCTCTGCGTTTGAAAATGGTGCCGACGAGCTTCTTAATCACCCCTCGTTTTTTGATGAGTCGGGAACGGCCACCAACGGCAACTTCGCAGTTTACAGAACGGCATGGAAGGATTCTTCGGGGTACATAATTCGCAATTCTTCAGTGAATGAGTTCTTCAGGCTTTCGGATTTCTACAGAACAAACGGAAGTCTCTCGAGTCCGTTCGGAACAATCACCAAGCTGCCCAGCATCGTCGGATCCGTCAAACTAGAGGGCCAGCTCGTCGCGCTCTCCAACGGAGTCTTTCTGTTCAACAATACTGGAGAAATATGCGCCTGGAACGACACCTCCCTCACATGGGAGGTCGGGCGGGCAAACTCCTCCTCGGTCTCCTTCAGATCGCTGCAGGACTTTTCCGTGTCGGGATTTGATGACAGATCAAACACGCTCCTCGCGGTTTCGGATGGAGACAGGGCCGCATACCTCAGTTACGACTACAGCCCCAAGGCCTTCATAAAATTCGATGGAACAGACCTGACTTTTTCGGTCGTAAGGACAAGACCATCAGGGTCCCAATTTAAGATGGGAATTTACTAAATAACAAACCATGCCAACTGGATTCCCCCCACAAATAGCTTACCCGCTAGCACTAGACTCCGACCGAACCCTCTACCTCGTATACAACACGAGCGAGGCCAGAACCACCGCAGAGAACTCGGCCTGGGAAGAGGAGATACGGATAGTCCCGGTGGGCGACTGCCAGCAGGAGATATGGGCCGAAAACGGTTTCGCCAACATATCCGGAGAGATGTTTTACTATGATGCGGTGGAAAAAAATGTTCCCGCAGGAAGTGGCGCTACATTCGGCAATGTCAAGGTGGATTCAAAGGGCTCCATCTTGTCTATATCTGTGCTGAGCGGGGGACAAGGATACTGTCTCCCGGAGATCGCGGTAAAGGGCAAGGGAACGGGCGCCGGACTGAAGGCTGTTGTGTCGGGCGGATCAATAGAAAGAGTGGAGGTGGTTAAGCCGGGAATAGGATACGAGAACGGATCTACGGTACTTGAACTAGAGGGAAAGACATTCAAGCTCAAAAGATGCCTGAGGAGCATGGGGGGCAAGCCCACGAAATTCAATCCTTCCGGCACTTGGGTTCGGGGCTTTGTTGTGGCGGAGCATCACAACCAAATTGTAGATGCGACCATGTCAATAGAAAGGTACATATTTGACCTGGAGGACAAAATAGCCAAACTGGAGGATGAACCCGTTTGTTCGGACGACGCCTACTGTGCAGATGTGACCTTGGAGACGAATGTGTCCCAAGATCCAGAGGGGTGCAGGGTAACTACGATGCAGTATAGCGTCATCGTCAACGGGACTTTCAGCACGTTCATGCTTGACTTTGGTGACGGACAGTCCACCAGTTCCATTCAATCAGGAACACACACCTACGCCTCGGGAGCGAATATAGATCCCGTCGTGACCGTCGTCGGAAGCGACTGCACTGTTGTGCAAACCCCCATCTCAAGAGACAAATCCACCGTTCCGAAAATTCCCGTAACAACTACCTTTATATTAGAAATTCCTCAAGTTCCCAATTTTCCGGAAATAACAATCCCGGACTTTGTGCCGGCCAATCCGCAAATAGAACTTCCGCAGATAGTCTTCCCATGCTTGAATGTTACGCCAATAGGCGGCACAGACATAAATATTCCAAGCATAATAAACATTGTTCCTCCGGTGATATCCTTCGTGCCTCCGAGCATATCCCCTGTCAGTTTCACTTTCGGCCCGGCTCCCACAATATCGCCCGCGAGTTTCACGTTCGGTCCGGCTCCCACAATATCGCCCGCAAGTTTCACGTTCGGTGCCGCTCCCACAATATCGCCCGCGAGTTTCACGTTCGGCCCGGCTCCCACAATATCTCCTGCGAGTTTCACGTTCGGCCCGGCTCCCAC